TGCTCGCCGTCGCTGAGCACGAACCGAAGTTCATAGTTGGCACGATCGAGTCGGCAATCGATCAGGCCGATTCCTTGCTCGCCCTGCGCGCCCTTTTCGCCGCGTGCGCCCTGCTCGCCCTGCAGCCCGCGCTTGCCCGGCATGGTCAAGGATTGCCAGCCGTCGCCGGGACACGCGCCCGGATCGTCGCGCTTGGCGATGAATGATCCGCCATTATGCGCCACGATGTTGAGCGCCTTGTAGGCCACGCCGGTCGGGCGATAGGTACCGAGTGGCACCGGGCTCACTCCGTCGCGGCCAGCGACTGCGAGGCAGAGCCAATCTGTACCGCCGGGCGCCTGCCCGGTGTCCTTGATTGCCTGCCATGTGGCGCCTTCATGCGTCACCACGGCGCCTTCGTAATTGACGCCGTCCGGGCCCCACGGGATGACCGCCGGCAGCTTGCCGGGCGCCCCGGTGATGCCCCGTTCCCCCGTCTCGCCCTTGGCCCCTGGAACGCCCGCCGGCCCTTCCTGGCCGCGCTCCCCGGTAGGCCCGCTAGGTCCGGCAGGGCCGGCCGCCCCGGCCGCACCAGCGGGCCCCGCCGGGCCTTGCGGCCCTGGCGTGCCCGTGGGTCCGGGCAACCCAGATGCGCCAGTCTCACCCGTGGCCCCGGGCTCACCGGGAAAGCCACGCACGCCGCGCTCGCCGCGCTCGCCGGCCGGTCCGGCCGGGCCACGCTCGCCGCACGGGCCGCGCTCGCCGGGCGCGCCCGTGTCGCCCTTGACGCTGACGCCGGGTTCGCCTTCCGGACCGCGCTCGCCGGGTTCGCCGGGCGCGCCCGGCGCTCCAGGTTCACCGGGCGGGCCGCGCACGCCGCGCTCGCCATCACGTACCGCGGCCAGCTTGGTCTCAACCAGACGCGTGATCTCGGCGCGCATGTTGGCCAAGATCTCGGTGCGCTCGCTTTTCAGTTCGGCAATCTGCACGCGCAGATCGGCGATGACCGATTGCGCCTGTCCCTCGATCAGCGCGCGCTCGCGTTGCCATTCGCGCCGCTCATAGGCGAGAACCTCGCCCAGCGCTTCGCGAAACGCGTCAGTGAAGTCCTCGTGATATTCGGTTGGCGACTGCGAGGAGTCGACGTGCTTCCCGTTTGCTGGCATCGGCCTTTTCCTTCGCGGACGGCGGCGGCGGCAAGGGCGGCTTCTCGTCGTCTTCTGGTTTTTCCTTCGGTGCCGGCTGGCCGCCAGCGGCAGGCGGCGCGCCCGGTCCAGGCGCCGCGGGAATCGCGGCGGCCGCGCTTAATGGGACAACTTGCTGCTGAACTCTCGGCTCGTCGCCATGCGCGACGGCGTCGAGTCCCTCCTGCTCGCGCGCCTCATTGGGCGAATAGATCCCGCCCTGCACGCCGCGCGCCAATGCGTCGATGCGATCCTTGAGCGCGGAGCGCAACAGCGCCGCAGTATCAAATTCAACATACTCGTCCGGCTGGCCCTTCAACTGAAACAAATTGCCGAACGCTTCCTCAATGTGATTGAGCGCAAAGCCCAAGCCTGTCGCAATCCATGCCTGCATCAGCGCTTCGGTCGAGCCATAGGATGGTCCGCCGAGACCAAGAACCTGCAGCGGAATGCGAAACGCCAGCGCGATGTGCTGCTCGGTCAGTTTCATTACGTCGGCGATCTCGGAGTCGCGGCCGCCGATCGACCACGGCATCACTTTCAAACCCGCGGTTAAAATCGGCGTGCCGCCGGACCCCAGGCCGCGCACCTGCTCGTCCCATCGATCCCGGAGAAATTGGACCTGATCCTTGTCGAGCACCTGATCGGTCGACAGCACCGCGCTCGGTCGCGCCATGTTGTTGTAGAACTGAATCTGTTGATCGGTCATCGCCTTCATGGCGGCGATATCCGCCAATGCCGCGAGCAGCGGACTCTCGCCGACCAGCGGCCAGGGATACTGCCGCACTGTATGCAAGCGGACATGCAAAACATCGCGTTGCGGAACGACAAGCTGCCCGGGAATGCGACGCGCGATGACGTCGTTGCCGCCGAGATGATAGAAGATATCGCCATTGGCGGCGAGTTGCGGCCAACTATCGCGCGGATGCATCAGGTGAAGTTCGTCAACTTCGTAGCGATCATTGCGCAGCGCCAGCGCATAGGCATTGCCGCTTGCGTACAGCGATCGCGTCAGATTGAGCATGAAATCGGAAATGGACTGATACGTGTTGGGATAGCGCAAAATGCGATACAGCGCCGTATTCTTGATGCGATCGCGGCCGCCCTTGGCATTCAAGCGCCAGTGATCACCCGGACACATGGCCACGGTTTGCGAATAGGCTGATACGCACGCCTCGACCATGGCCGATTGCGTCGACCCGCCTTCAACGTCATAGCCAAGCTGCCACCAATTTATAAACTGGCCGGCTTGCGCCGACAGCCAGCCGCCCGTCACCGGAAGATTATATGGCCCGGGACGATATTGGCCCTCGGCGGCTTTCGTCACCAAGGGCCGCAGCATTCTGGCGAGCAGTCCGCGCGCGCTCATTCGCTTTTGTGCGTTGTACGTTGCGGGATCGGCGCGCTGGCGCGCGTCTGATAACCGGCGCCGGCCGGCTTCTTCGCCGGCTCGACGTCGCGCTTCATCGGTCCGAAGACCAATTCGGGCCCGCTGCCGTCGTCTTCATGTTCGGCAACGTGATGACCGAGCGCCGCAAGATCGTTTTCTTCCTGCGTCGGCGTCGGTTTGCCCTTCGTCCGCTCATCCGCTTCGGCGCGCGATTTCTCACTCGCCTCGCGATTCTTTTCGAGCGTCTGACGGACCGCTTCGCTTGGCTCTGCTGACATTCGCTTCATCTCCTGTTGTGGATAATGCTGGCAACGTCGTTGCCAGCATCAGCGGCGTTACGACGGGCTCGGACCCGTCGGACTCTTTTTCCATGACGGTTGCGCCCATCATGGCGAGGTCGTTTTCTTCCTGCGTCGGCGTCGGATTGATCACCACGTCTGGCGGATCCGCCAGACGCGCATCACGCTTGGCATTTGCCATCGTTTCAGTCTCCTCTGTTTAATGCCGCCGCCGACGCGCCGAAGATTACCAAGTGACGCCGGCGACAAACGACACGATGCCGGTGCGCCGCAACGCCCAGTTCATGGGAAGAATCAGGCGAAGGGCGATGCTGTCAGTCTGAAACAGCGAACGCGTCGGCGCCGCGACGACAGCCGGCGTGCCGACGGTGCCAATGGCCAGCGGAGTCGTATCTTCCATATGCAAGGTCGCCTGATCGGACACCTCGAACCGTGGCGCCTCGCCGCCGACGCTGACGAAGTCCGCGGCATCGACGAAGATCACAGTTCCGAGCGGAATTGTGCCGGAGTCGATGATCGGATAGGTCAGCAGTTGCCCGTTCCCGACTTCTTCCTTGAACGGGAACGTGCCCGCCGTTGTTGTCGTCAGGCTGATGGACAAGACTTGCTGAGGATTCATCAGAAAGCATGGCGCACGCACGAATCCGGCAGTGTTCGCAAGCACCGCTCCGGTGAGCGCTTTCAAGTCGGCGACCAGCGCATTGAAGCCGCCGCCCGCCGTCGGCGTCAAGCCCGTCACGCCGTTGAGCAGCCCGGGCGGCCGTATCGCCGTCGCCGCGTTGGTATCGATCAGGACCGAGTCGAGCGAGACCGCGGTATCCTCCTGGATCGCTTGCCGTATCAGCGGCTCGATCGCGGGGATGGAGTGTTCGTCCATCTCCCTTGTCCAGGTCGAAATCACGGCCATCTTCTTTGGCGTCAGAATCTGCGCCGTGAACGCACCCTGACGAACTGGAATCGGCGCGCCTTCGCCGACGAACGATCCGGCGATCGTCGGCGTTCGCGAACGCGTCGGAATGGCGATGCGTCCTGAACGGCCGAAACTGAGCGACAGGCCCAGATTCGACAGCCGCGGATACACTGACTTCGGCATCAGCGTTTCCATCACGTCGGAATTGATCTGCTGGACCAATTCCGCCGCCCAACCGGTGACCGTGGTCATCGCCGGCGCGCTGGCCGCACGTTGACTCCAGTCCGCCAGCATGCGGGTCGCCTCATCACCATAAGAACGATAGCCGGCCTTCACCATCATGCCGGCGGCCGCGTCGATCGAGACCTTGCGCATATGGCTGAGCAGTTGGATGCAGCCCGACCGCGCCAGGATCTCGATGCGACCATCCTTGGTCTTCGGGATGCCGAACGGCATGCGAAGCTCGTCGCTGCGCTCGCCGCCGCCATTCTGCGAGCGCGCGACAACACCAGTGCCGCCGCCGCCACCGTTGCCTTCGCTCGACTTGGCGAGGCTCTTTTCCGACTCGACATACGAGTCGCGCAGCTTCACATCACGCGCGATCAGTTCATTGAGATCGTGCGTCGTTTGCATCTGCGAATCGCTGACGTTGGTATCGTCAACGGTCTTGAGGTGTTCCGTCAGTTTGTCCCGTGACGCGGTTATCCGCGCCTCAAGATCGGTAATGCGTTGAGCGAGCGACATGGCTTCGCCCTTTCCTTTGCGAGATGTCTCGGCGGACTCGCCAGTGAACCCCTTGCGCTTGAGACGTGTGTCCTTCTTGCCGGACTCGGCGAACACCATCTGCAGCGTGCTTGGGGAAACGTCCAACGACTTGGCGACCGCAAGCGCCGCCGGATTGGCGGGCACGGCGACAAGCGATGTCTCGACCAGTTCGACTTTGCTGTAATGCTCGCCAACAATGCCGAACGTTGCCTTCTCTTCGGTGCCGCTCTTGCTGCGCGGACCGGATTGCAGCGGCACGAAGCCGACCGACACGGCCTTGAGGATGCCGGCGTCGACCAGCTTGCGGATCTCGTCGATGCGCGCCGACGTTCCCTCCGGCGCCAGTTCGAGATGGCCGCGCAAGGCGCCGCGATCGATCCGCAGATTATGCCAGCGACCTACGATGAACGAGGGATTGTGGTTAAATAATGCGACGGGGTTGCGTTTGAAATTGGTCAATTCCCATCCGTCCGACGCAATGATGTCGCCCATGCGATCGGGCGTTTCGTCCGACAGGATGAATTCCATGCCGTTGACGGTCTCGGCGTGAGTCTTGAACAGGACATTCTTGCCGCCGCTCTTGCGCATGGGCCCGCGCGCGGCGCGCTCTTCCCAGGCGATCTGACATGCATCCTCGTCATCGGTCTCGGCGACGCAGTCGGACATGAATTCGTCGCGGTCGTCGTAGTCCGCCGGGTCGATCGACTTCTTGTCCTTGTCGCGCCAGATCTGCAGACAGATGGCAACGGCCTGCTCCTGCTCGCGCTTGCCGTCGCCCATCATCTCGGGGACGCAGCGATGCATGAACTCGGATTGCGATTCATCCTTGCCCGGCTTCATCGGCATGGCGCGCTCCATCGTTCGCGCACGCGAGAGCGCCCGCGCGCGTCGTCGTGAGGTTGGAAAGTTCTCGTCAGTCTTTCGGGCCAAGCCCGATGGCCACGATCTCTTCGTCGGTCAGGCCGATGTCCTTGGCGACTGCGCGCGCGACCTTGCGCGCGGTTTCCTGATCACCGGCGGCGATGATCGGGTCATGTAGCTCGGCGTCCTGCTTGAGGCTCTTGCCGAGATAGAAGAACTCGCGCGCTGGCGGGTTACTTTTTTCGTCCGACGTAGGCATTGAACCGATCCATTGTCTGCTTATCGCTGAAATCGATGACGCCCGACCAGTTTGTATTGAGCAGGAGATCCTTGCCGTACTTCGAATCGGCAATCGCCCACAGCGCTTTGGGATCTGAACTTTGCGCCAGCTTGCGCACCGCTTCCAGCGGCGTTTCATCGGCCGGCGTGATCGGCGCTTGCGGTTCGGGCGCCTCGTCGTCCTCGTCTTCTTCCTCGATCGGGTATTCCGGCAATTCGCCGTTGCGTTCGGCCCATTCGTAACGGCCGCCCTCGTCCATGCTGTCCCAGTATTCGCCCTGGCGCTCTTCGACCTCCTGCCCGATCCAATCCGGCGTCGGCATGTCGGCTGCCTTGGCCTCGGCCTCATTGTTGAACGCGCGGACCAATGCCTTGTCGAGATCCTTGCGCATGTCCTCGGTCAGCATTTCGTGCGGCTCTAGCGGCTCGACCCCCGGCAGTGGCAAGGTCTGTTGCGCCGGATCGTAGCCGGTCGGCGCGGTCAGCTTGTCATCATCGAACGAGATGTCAGGATCGTCACGCCCGTCGCCGTAACGCGATTGATATTCTTCGACGGTGATGGCTTCGAGTAGCTGCGCATCGGTGAACGGGATCGGCGGCTTGCCGGCATCCTCGCGTTTTTCGCGCACGCGTTCCAGCGCCGCCTGCGCCCATTCGGCATCGGGCGAATAGTTTCCGGCGAGTTCATTTTTGGCGTCTTCGAGCGGCTGCCCGCTGTCGCGCCAGCTTTCGATCTCGAAATCAATAAACTCACTGCGCGTCGAGTTCGCCCACGCGCGGAAAATGCGCTCGTGATCCTCCTCGCCCATGGCCGCCCATTCGTCGGGCGTATAGGTATCGCCGCCGCCACCGCTCGCGCGCGCGCTGCGCCCCTGCAGTTTGTCGATGCGTTCACCGATGATCGATCGCAACGCGGACCAACTGCCGGGCGTCGGCACGTAGCCATACTTGGCCCAGGCATAGCCGCCGACGTCGATGTTGGCACTGACCGAGAGTTTCTTCGCGCCGATTTTCTGGTACATGTCGACGTTGGCTTTCAGCATGGTCTTGCCAACGCCGCCGCCCTGTTCTGCCTTTTTCATTTTGAAGTAGGACGAATAGGCCGAGTCGGGCACGCCCTGGCGGAACCTGATCTCGCGCGTGTAATCAGCGATGACGTTGCCATTGGCATCCTCGATGCGGCCGCTAATGTCCATCGTATCTTCGGCGTCGCGATAGTAAATCGACATCGTGCCCGGCAGCCCGCCGAGAAACTGCTTTTTGAATTCGCCCGGATCGATATCAATGCCGCTATTCCAGCGATTTAAAAATTTCTCCTGCTTCTCCTTGTTGGCGATCGTGCCGGAATCAAGTTCGATCTTGTCTTCGCTGAAGTCCTTGGCCTCGGTTTTCTTCTTGGCCTTGGTGCTGACGCTCGGCGGCTTTTCCTCTGCCGGCTTAGCTTCGCCACCAGGACCGCCACCGCCGCCCGATGTGAACTGTCCGCCGGTCGGCGACCCGGCTGGCTCGCGCGGATGCTTCGACTCGTCGAACTCTTTGGCCTGCGGCACCAAAAAGACGACGCCGCCGGCGCGATCGGTGAATTGCGCTTTGACCAGCGCCGCCTCGTCGGGATCATCGACAGGCACGAACATCTCGTCCATGAACGTGACGAGCGCCGGCCGGCCTTCGATGTCGAGCATTTGCTGCATCATTCGAAGCCCTTGTCGACGAGCCGATAGAGTTCGCGCCAGTCCCGGCTGCCCGGCAGCTTGTTGGTCTCGACTTTAATGCGCGCCATCTCGGCGAGCATGTTGGCGGCGGCGCCGCTGGCATCGATGCGACGCCGGGCATGGGCCTGCCAATAGCGCCGGCTGCATTCGGTCACGCCCTCGTAGCGGCCGGCGTAGTCGACCCGTCCGCCAGAGTTGGCCAAGAACTTGGTGAACTTGTTGTGCGTGATCGCGTGCGCGGCGATGCCGGTGGCCGTCTCCGGGATGACGTATCTGGCATAGAGGACGATCGCCGCGCCGTCGCACACTGCGGCGTACTGATAAGTCCGGCCATTCAGCTCGACCTGCCGTTCGTCGTCACAAAGTTCGATCCGCCCCGGATCGAAGCCAAGCTTGACCGCGACGGCGCGCGCAGCGGCCTGAGTTTCTGGAAAACTCTTTGTCATCTTTCCGAGTGGTCAGCTTTTTTCAGCGCATGGCTTGCGTACTGCGCAATACCTGCGTATATGGAGATCATGACCGCATATCGTGAATGGCAGATCGCCGTCGTTACCGCGCTGCGCAAGCGCGGCGTCGCCTGCGTCGTGCCGAACATTTCCGAAAGCACGTGGAAACGCTGGTACGCGCAAGCCAACGCGCTCGACACCGACGTCACGCACGCCGAAGCTTATTTGCACAACCTCAGACGCGAGGCCGATCGACGGCGCGCGCGCACGCAACAAAACACGTACGGACGCTGATGGACGACAACAGGATCTTCACCGAAGCGATCATCGCGCAGCTTGCCGATGTGCCGCTGTACCTCGCCAACGGCTACACCGTGCGCGACATTGCCGATGCGATCGGCTGCAGGCCGGGCACGCTCAAAGCCAAGTGCGCGCAGCTTGGCATCTCGTTGCGCCGGCCGAAGCAACCGGAGCGCGCCGCCGAACCGCCGCAGCCGCGCGTCAAGGCTTCTTGCGTGCGTCTGATCGTAGAACTGCCGGGCGGCATCGTCGACTTGCTCGAAGCGCGAGCGCACCGTTCCGGCACGACGGAACAGAAGCTCGCGGCATCTCTTCTCACGGTCATCGCTCGCGATGATCTCTTCGTCGCCGTGCTCGACGAAGACGCGCCCAAGGACAAAGCCGCATGACTACTCGTTCGCTGCGCTCATGCAGCAAAGCCGCTGCGCTCATGCAGCAAGAAGAAGGGCTACGAAGATGAAAGGCGTGAAATTCGAAGTCTGCATCCAACCAGCTGCCGATGGCCGAATGCTTGTGGCTCTGCCCGGCAATAAGCTCGTAGCGGTGTCCGAGAGGCGATGGCCTCGGTTGCTTCGGTTGCTGACGGCCATCTATGAAAATCAACGCGACGCTGCTGCCTGACGAGATCCTGTACCTGACGATCAACAGAAGGACTACGACAATGAACAGTTTGGAAGATGTGCGCAACCACATGCGTGTGGAATTCGCGGACAACAAGGCGAAAATGACCGTGAAGATTGATGTCGATAAAAATGGCGCGCTGTACGTCAACGGTGGCCCCATGGGCAACGGCGCAGGTAAATGGCTGCACGCAGGGCGTTACATGTTGCAAATGATTGAAGAGTTCGAGCAACAGTACCGCAATCATGCGTCACAACAGGCCGAGACCGCGCAAGTGGTCGAACCTAACACCGGCACTTGGACCATCCGGCCATTGTAAACCATGCACGGCGAAGCGCATCTTTATCGGCCGGGCGACATGGCGCCGACCGTGACCACGTTCACGGCGGTGCCCGATCTCGAAACGCTGAAGGCCATGCTCGACGGCGGCTGGCTTGAGGCAGTGCCGGGCTTCACGCGCTATCCGTCCCGCGCCGCCGATCGCCTCGTACGCTGCGCCGCCTTCTGCGACGAAGAAGGCAAGATGAAAGACCTGCCGGTGAACGAGATGGCGACGATGCTGTGGCACGCCGGACTGCAACCGGCCCAACGGATCGACGTGCTGGTCGGCCCGGTCGTCGTCGTCTTCGGCGACGCTGAATTCATGCGCGCCCTGTAACCTCTGGGAGAACGAAATGACCATTCGCTTGTTTGAGACGCTCAAAAAGATCGGGGCCTCAGACGAGGATGCGCGAGAGAGCGCCCGTGAAGTCTATGGCTTTGAGATTCGTCAGGCCAAGATCGAAACAACCCTGACGTATCTGCAATGGACGGTAACGCTGATGTTTGGCGCGATGGTTGCCGGATTTGGCTTGGTCATCACGCAACTCATGACCATTTCAACGAGGCTGTGATGATCACCAAGTTTCTGGCCCAAGCGGGCGCGCTGATTCTCGTTGTAACTCCGGCGCTCGCAACGCCGGCCGCCGCGCAGCAGCAGCGATTCTACGGGCCTGACGGCCGATCCGTCGGCACGGCCACAACGAGCGGGAACGTCACCACGTTCCGCGATGCCAGCGGCAGGACCACGAGCACGGCGACGACCGACAGCCAGGGCACCACGACATTCCGCGACAGTCGCGGCGTCACCATCGGCAGATCGACTGCGCCCAAGAGATAGCCCGCAGATACTCTTGCGCGTACGCAATTTATGCCTATGCTTCCGGCCGACAACGGACATGGAGGTTTGGACATATCCATGCGCACGATGACGAAATTCGAGTTCCGGCGCGCGCTCGAACAACTGGACCTGACTCAAGGCACTGCGGCTCAATTTCTCGGCGTCTCGATCCGCTCGACTCACGGGTGGGCCAATGGCGACAAAATCCCCATCCCGGTCCAGAAACTTTTGCGCGTTCTGGTCAACGCGAAGATCACGGCGAAGGCCGCCGAAACCCCGATCCCGGCGGAATGAACCAATGGCAGACGTCACCAACGAACTGCTTGCCAAGCTGATCACCGAACATCGCGAGGAAACGCGCGCCGAGTTCTCGGTGCTGCAAACCAAGATCGATCGCCTTGAGCAACGGCTCGACGGCATCGCGGCGCGCATCGATATCCTCGCGACGCGCGTGAGCGCTCCCAGCGAGTAGCCGAGCCATGGCCGATCTGTTCTTAGGTATATTCGCGTGGCTCATTCCCATAGTTGTCCTTGGGCTCGTTGTCTCCCGCGTCGCCCGAGAGATGGACGAGCACCGGCAGAAGCGCTGGCAAGAAGCAGAACGCCGACACAAAGAGATACTAGAGGAACTGCGTACGCTCGACGCGCACATCGTGGAACTGCTCCAATGGCAAATGGGGGCCGAGGACCGAGCCCGTGATCAAGTTTATCGCGACGAGTAAAGTCCGCAAGTGCGGCGACTGCCAGCTTTGCTGCAAGCTTCTTCCCGTCGGCGAGATCGGCAAACCTGCGAATACGCGCTGCGAGCACCAAGCGCACGGCAAGGGCTGCCGCGTCTATGGCACCGACACGATGCCGATGTCGTGCAAGCTATGGTCCTGCGCTTGGCTGACCGGCCACGATACCGGCGCGCGTCCCGACCGCGCGCATTACGTCGTCGATGTCCTGCCGGATTACATCTCGATCCAGAACGATGAGACCGGCGAGCGCATCGACGTTCCGGTCATTCAGGTGTGGGTCGACCCGAAGCATCCCGATGCCCACCGCGATCCGGCGCTGCGTGCCTTCCTGGCCGAGCGCGGCGAGCACGGCGTCGCCGCCATCATTCGCTACAGCAGCCAGGACGCCTTTACGCTGTTCCCGCCGGCCATGGCTTCCGATGGCGAATGGCACGAGGAACGATCAAGATCGAAGCCGGAACGGCAGCACACCGCGCGCGAGATCCGCGCCGCGCTGGCCGGGAAATTCAAGGCCGGTTAAGTTTTTTCAGCATCCCCGGCAAATCGGCGGCGGGCCGGGCGGGTAAGGCGACAGCGGCTCGACCTGGGACTCACCGAAAGGGAGGTCGAATAGAGCCCCCATGGCCGGCGAGCAGCGACAGCACGGCGATCAGAATGAGGATCAGCACGACGATCCAGACCAGTTGCTCGATGCGCGGCGGGATCGGCGTAAAAATCTTGATGCCGTAGAGCACCAACCAGATGACGCCAAGCAGAACGATGATGCCGAGCGCGAGCCATAGGATACTGATCGCAAGCTCGATCATGGCGGTGGCTCCTGATGGTTGAAGGCTAGAAAGAACTGGCCAGCCTTGACCCACGCAAGCGCCCATGATGCGGCGATGGCGTTGGCCATGACGTACAGCATCACGAATTCAGTCATCGGTTTATCGCCGCACGCGCGCCCGCGCGTTGGCGCGCAGGCCCGGATAATGGCGGGAAGCCTCGTAGATTCTTCGCCGCATGTTTACCTGCACCGTCGTTCTCTCACGGTCCTGATGGACCCGTCGGGCATTTGCGTACGCGTTCTGACTTCGCGGCATCGCTGCGGACGCCGCTCGTAATCGCGATCGCGATAGCGTCGATCTCTGTCGCGCCCGGTCTCGACCTGAACGCCGCCGGGGCCGACCTGGACGCCGACTTGCGCCGCTGCACTGCCCGCCGGGACGACGAGCAGCAAGCCAACGAGTAGGAGGATCTGCAACATGGGGGGTTCTTTCCTTCACCAGATCATTAACTCGACGTCGGCCAAATCAACTGCCGACGACGATGATGAATTCCTGATCGATGGTCTGCATCACCGGATAATTGCGCGAGCCGGAACGGATCTTGAGCCACGAACCTTTAGCCGCAGTCAATCCGGGCGGAATCTGCACGGCCGTTCCCGCAAGGCATGGAATCATCACTTCTTTTCCATCCTCCGTGCAGATGTCACCAAATAGGACATTGTCGGGCGACGCCTGGAACGAAATGTTGGCCCGTTCCCAAGCCGGCGGCATCATCACATACATGATGTCGCCGCCACTGCAGTCGACAGCATCGCTCAACGACTGGCCGGCGAGAATCTTCGGCTTGAATGTTACTGTCGGCATGATTGATGCTCCGCTTAGCCGATCATTGTCTCGACGTCGACCGGCTTCATGCCCTTCACCAGGGCGATCGAGAACGCCATCGCCAGCGCCACGAGCCCGTCGATGCGTCCGTTCGACTTGGCCTTGTCGAGCTTGCGCGCGTTGGTCGCGTCGCGCGTCACAACCGCATGCGCGGCGTTCATCGCCAGCACCGGATGGTTGCCGTGGCGAATGCGCTCCTGGACGATGTGGCGTTCGAGCACTTCGACCGCCGGGCCCATGTCCTTGTAGCCCTGGCCGTGCGGTATGAGCGGCACGTGGCAGCCGATTGCAGAAAGTTCGCGCTGCAAATCGCCGATGCGCCAGCGATCGAACGCCAGCGCCGTAATGCGATAGATGCCGTTCAGCTCGGCAATCTTGAGCGCGATGGCCTTCGGGTCGGTGGTCTCGCCGATCGAATACAAAAGTTTCTTGCGGATCCACTCGACGTACGGCGCGCGGTCCTCGTCGGTACGCGTCTGCGGATTACCGGGCAGCCAGAAGTACGGCAGCACATGGAACACCTGCTGTGCGTCGCCGTACAAGAGAACGAGCGCCGACATGTCGCGCGTTGCCCCGAGATCGACCGCGGCGAACACGCGCGCGCCGGCGGGGATTTGCGCCGCCCCGCCGCACGCCTTCCACTTGATCCGATCGACGAACCGCGTTTCCGACGCGACCCGCTGATTGAGGATCAGGTTGCGGAACGAATTCTCCATCGCCGGCATGCTCTGCGCCTGCTGCGCCTGCCGTTGCACATCCTCCATGCTGCGGAAGTCGCCGAGCGCCGGGTTGGCCTTGCGCCACGTCGCGACGCTCCATGGATCGTCGTCGTGCTCGGCGCCGTAGAACGTCAGATGAAACGCCGGATCCTTGACCAGCTTCGAGTTGACCTTGAGCCCGTAATCGATCAGCCGCGACATCGGCGCAAAATCGTCCGCGGCCTGGGTCGAGATCACCATCATCAGCGGGTTGAGCCGCGCGCCCATGGCGGTGTCCATGGCGCGATAGAGCGCGTCGTCGGGCGCCTGCCCTAGCTCGTCGTAGATCACGAAGCTCGGCGACAGGCCCATCTTGGTGCGCGCTTCGCGCGACAGCGCCGCATACACCGAGCCGGTGCCGAGATCGTTGAGAATGTGCTGCGCATAGATGGCGTGACAGCGTTCCATCAGCCACGGCGATTGCGCGATCATCGCCATCATTTCCTGGAAAATCTTCGCCGCCTGAAAGCGATCGTTGGCGCACGAATAAACCTCGCCGCGGTTCTCCGCCTCGGGCCCGCACAGATGACACAGCGCCAGCGCCGCGGCGAGTTGGGTCTTGCCGTTCTTGCGGCCGGTGCTCAAAACCGCAGTTCTGACCGGCCGCAGCCCGCCGACCTCGCGATAGACGTCGCGGATGAACTTGCGCTGAAAGCCGCGCAACTTGATTTTCTGCCCGGCCAACGCGCCCGACGTGATCGTCAACGACTCGATAAAGGCGACAACCTTCTCCCACCGTTTCAGGCCGGCAGGTTGCCACGCCTGCGGCCCGAGATCGCCAATCGCCTCGCGCTTCGAGATCGAGAACGCCCGCGGCCCGCGTAAGCCCATAAAAGATTTCCCAAGGTTTTTCAGGGATTTGCCCACTCCCTGCCCAACTTTCCCAGGGGCCGGGATGGGACGCCTGGAATACCTCCGTTTTCGGAGGTATTTCAACGGCATAGAAGATTTTTCTACCCCCCGGGAACCGCCCTGGGAACCGCGCAACAAAATTACAAAACAGCCGCCTTTTTTGACATACAAAAAAGTCGAGCGCCGCCGCGGCCGCGGCCGGCGGGAGTCCCCAAAAAATTGGGGCCCCCCCGGCCCTGAGAAGGCCGTACGTTGCGCGGCATAGGTGGGGGATACTCCCCCCTACCCCCGCCCCAAGTCAAACGCACCAGCGGCCCTCTGTGGGGCTCGTTTGGAGGTATTTGGACCCCTGTTTTTTTATTGCGCGGGGCATCCGGGCAGGGAACCGGCGGAGAAGAATATTCTTCTCGCTCAACGGCTTAGTGGGCAGGAGTGGGCAGGGTGCCTAGGGTCGAGAGGCCAGCCATCGGGGCCCACGTCGGAGCGGAAACCGTCCTGCTCTTCGAGGCGCTTGGCACTGTTGTGGCATGCGTCGCACAGAGACTGCAGCGCACCAGACCAGAACTGCTGAACATCACCACGATGCGGGATGATGTGATCAGCGACCGAGGCGGGCATCACCTGCCCGCGCTGCAGATGCATGGCACAGAGCGGATGTTCTTGGAGCTGGCGCTTGGCTTTGCGGCGCCAGCGCTGCGTTGAGTACCAGCGATGATGCGCAGCACGACGCGCAAAGGCTGGCGTGATCCTCACCAACTCGGGCTGACGCATGTTCAAGACCTTGAGGGAAAAAGCCGACGGGCACCAGCGGGGGGAAACGTCAGTCCTCTAGCGCCCGTCGTTCTCGCCTGCTCACACAGCTGGCGGCCGTGGTGAGGTAGGCAAGAAAAGAAAAAGGACGAAAGCGCCAGACGCGCGGACTTGAGAGGGTCTCGGCGGCTGAGTGCCGATGTTCGGCGTCTGGCGCTTCGCTCTCGGTCAGGTCCTGCTTTGCCGCAACGGGTTCCCAACTCATGACGGCATGCAAGACCCGCGCGAGACAAGCGCGCTGCGTGTCGAGGAGTCCACAGATCGCGGGACTTTCCTCGGTGAAACAACCGGTTGCCGTCTGAGTTGGGATTTCCGTCTAGTATCGCAGATTGGATTTTGACGCAAGCTATAGTGCGGCGAGGCGATCATCCTTGGCCAGAACAACCGGGACGCGTCGGCCCAAAAGGTTGAGCAGAACGCGCTCGCGCTCTTGCGGCGATTGCCCGTCGTAGAGCCCGACATGCCCTTGAAATGATCCGGTGAGGATTCGGACTTTCTGCCCTGGATTGAGCGGCCCGCGCTTGATTGCCGACGGCAGTTTGACGAAGCCGCCGACTTCGCGCCGGCGGATGCTGTCGACCACCTGATCGGCAAGGCGCGCCGGTTCGTCACCGGCCATGAGGATGCGCAAGACGCCGATGGTCCAACGGACCGGGTACCATTGATCGATGATGCGCACGAAGATGTAACCCGGAAACAGCGGCGCGATTCTGGTCTTGCCGCCCTTGCGCGATTTTGTCTGCGGCAAGTACGATTCGAAACCGCCGCGGCGGAACAGATCCTCGGCGAGCGTTTCATCACGTCGCGCCGCCTTGATCAGCATGCGTGGCTCGCATTGAACGACCGACCAAAAACTCATTCCCCGATTTCACCATGCGTGCTATGATGGCCATTGTCTGACTTCCACCACCTTCCCTCCGAACAGCCGATCGCGAGTCTCTCGTGGTCGGCTGTTTTTTATTGTTCTCCCGTAATCCTGTCGGCGACGGCGCCGGCGATCGTTGACGGCGAGCCATCGGCGTTGCGTGTCAATGCGTCGCGCATGGTCTGCATCGCGCAACCGTGCTGCATGGCGAGCGACATGAGAATGGCGATGTCGCGCGCGAGCGCATCGGCGGCGCTGCCGATCTTGTTGGTTGAGATGAAGACTTCGCCCAGTCGGCCGTCATCGTAGAGGCCGAGCGTAATATGGTACGCCGAGTTCTGACCGCCGAAGCGGATTTTGAACGTCGCGCACTGCCGGCGCAGCGGCAACATTTCGCGCCCGATGCTCATGGCTTTTCGTCCGGGTGCAGAAGCTTGGACAATGTTTCGCGCATTCGCTCTTCCCATCGGTCTTCCAGGAACGAGCGCGCGACCCGGTATTCGACCTCTTCCGACAACGAGCGTCCGCTGATGCGCACAGCGCCGATGAGCTGCTGACGCATTTCGTCGGTGATCCGGAAGCTGAACGTCTGCCGCCGGCCGCTGTAGCGCGGCGGCCGACCGATGCGGCGGGGCGGGACATCGTTTTCCATAATGCTCACGGCTCATTCCTTTCTTGGCGTGAAGTCCAGGCTGCCAACATCATCGTGGCGCCGACGTAGATCAGCAGGCCGGCGAGGCCGCTCGCCATGCCGATGCCGATCGCGGCGATCACATAGCCGGCGATGAAGACCGCGAGATCGAACCTGTCGACGTACTCGATCGTCATGCGGTCCAGCCTCTTGGCCGTGAGTCTGGCAAGTTCTTGGTCAGCTTTTCATCCATCGCTTTCGACGTTGGTTAAGACCGCATGATTTTTTGCTCAACTTTCGCGCCGTCATTTTTGACATCACTTAATCTCCCTCGCATTTCCCTCTCCTCTGGACTCCTCTCTAGAGAGGAAGGGACAGGTACGGTACGGCACACCCCGGGCGGACGATGGATTCCGCCGCCGGGGCGCGTACCCGGGCCTCCAATACGGGAAAACCTTAAATCGGCTATGGGCTTGATCGCGGTCGCGCGATCTTCGGACCTGAGCATACCTAAGAGGCTGGTACGCTCTCAGCGCAGTGCGAAAATCGCGCGCGACCGTACCTGCTCGATTTTGGTACATTTACGTCAGGTCCATTGCCATTTGTCTTGTATGATTGCTGCGCTCTTCCTGGGCCAGACGGAGCGTCACCTTGCGCGCTGCGTCCTTGCCCTTCTCGGTCAGAAGCCAGCGGCCGCGGTCGCGATAGGCGAGCGCCGCGGGCTTCGCCTTCTCCAGGCGTTCGAGCGCTTTCTGCACGCGCGACTTGGCCGGTGAACCGTCGCCGAAGGTCCAGCCGCATGCGGTTGCCAGATCGGCGATGGAAACCTGCTGGTCGTCGCCGTAGCGCAGCCGCGCGGCGAGGACGTGCTCGTCGTCGCTATGGATGTTTCGCTGTTGTTGATCTTCTTCCGATTGCGAGATGGCGACGGCGCGCACCGTCGGGATTGACCGGCCTTTGTTGTCGACGAGCCTTTCGGTTCTGATCGTCTCTAACCGGAACGTCAGCGGCTCGAAGCCGGGCCCCCGCAGCTTGGTATAGTGGAGTTGAACAAGAACTTCGTCATGTTTCCAGGCGGTGAAATTGCCATCCATTTCCGCCAGGAAGGCGCCGCCGCCACGCGGCAGAAGCTGCGTCGGTTCAACCGCGTGCTTGATCGGATGCGAGAGAACGAGAACGCACGGTCCGCCCGGCAGCTCGGTCAGCCGGCGCAACATGCGGGCGTGAGCCCCCATCTGGGTATTGCTCAGTTCCTCGTTGCCGAGAAAATATGCCGCCGACGTGTCGACGATGATCAGATCGAAGCTGCCGAGCTTGCCGAGGCGCTGGTGCAGCGTCGTGAACATCGCGCCGATGTCGAAGATGCCGGGAATGAAGACGATGTTGTCGCGCAACGGCTGCTCGTCGTCCGGGCGCTTGCTGTCGGCGCCGATGACGCGCATGCGGATGTCGTCGGGATTCTCGCCGACGAAATAGGCGACGCGTCCCTGCTCGACGCGATGCGAGCCGAGCCATGTCGTTCTGTTCGACGAAACGAGTTCGGACAAGAGCAGCGCGATGGCGCTCTTGGCGTGACCGGTTACTCCCGTCAGGCTGTAGACGAAGCGGCGCTGCAACAGGCCCTCGATCAGATAATCGGGCGGGCGGAAGTCCTTGATGAAATCGGCTTTGGTCAGAATGCGCAGCGGCGACGGCGCGCCGGGCGCCTCTTTGCCCGGGGCCCATAGCGGTGTTTCGTCGACCAGCGCATAGAGCCCGTCGGCGGTGCCGCCGGCCTTGAGCCAGTCCGAGACGTCGCCCTTGAGCGGCATGTCGGGCCAATGCTGCCACAGCTCCAGGACGCGCACCCTGGCGCCGACGTCGACTAGCGCAGCGGCGATCTCCTGTGCGTGGTCCTGCCCGGGAAGGACCGGCCGGCCGTCATCGTGGAACATCGGCTCGTTGGTCTTCGGGTTTCGCTTCTGCGGATCGTAGTCCGGGATGACGACGACATCGGCGCTGCGAAAGAACTCGCTCAGCTCGGCATGCCACTTGCCGGCGCCGCCGGCGTTGGTCGTAGCCGGGATCCCGACGTGCCAGAGATTGTCGACATCTTTCTCGCCTTCGACGATGAAGACGACACGCTCGCTGGCAAGGACCTCGATCAGGTCGGACAGCCGATAGGGAACGCGGCGCACGCCCTTGACCGACCAGCTCCAGCCGTCCGGCTTGTTGCGATCAGGCTTGCGCTGGCGGAAGTCCTTGGGCTCGAAGCGGCAGACTTGGAACAAGAGCGCGCCGTACTCGTCGACGTAATCGTAAGTCTTGACGATCTTACTGCGGGCCTTGCCGTCGGCGCCGTTGCCCTTGCGCGCATGCTCGCGATCGTCGCCGATGTCGAACCCGTGCTCGTGCAGCCATGTCGGGCATTCGGAAACATCGACATGGGCCTCGCGCGCGACCAGATCGAATACGCCGCCGCCGTCGCCGGTCTCATGATCGAACCATAGGCCGTTCTGGAGATCGATCGCCATCGATCCGCGCGAGCCATAGCGCAGCTCGCTCTTGCTCGACAGCTTGGCGTTGGGCTCGCCGAGCAACAGCCGCGCAACCGGTCCGATCAACTCGGCGAATGGCGGACCGTTGGCCATGGCGTCGTGCCCTCATGCAAGTCAGTTACCTTGCGCAGGTCGTGCCGATGCGCATATATTGCGCACGATTGGAGTCTTGGCAGAATGACCGACACGGATACAATTTTGGCTGCACTCAACGGACTCGAAGAACGCCTGATCGCACGGCTGTCCGCGGTCGAGGCGCGAGTCAGCGGCTTGCCGCTCGTTGGCGAAGCCATCACGGTGTTGCAGCGTGAGGTCCGATTGATCCGCGCCGCCCTCAACGACATGGCCCGTACCAACATCACGGCCGGCGAAGTCGAAGCTATGCACACCGACATCGATCGCGCCTTGACGGAACTTCGCGATCTCGCCGCACGCATCGCCACGCTTGAACAGCAACGGCCATAAGCTCACAGCGCGCCCCTTGTCAGTTCGCGATTGAACAGCGGCGACACTTTCAGCGCGGTCGTCGGATCGATGATGCTACATCCGAACGACCACGCCGCGAGCGCGTCGGCGGCGTTGTCATCGTCGGCGATCCAGCCAAGACTGCGGCATCGCTCGATCGTCTCGCGCTTGGCTGCGTCGCGCTTGCAATGCGCATCGCCGATGAAATGCGCGCGCACGCGACCGACCTCGACAACCTCGATGTTGTAGACGCCGCGCAAGTAAGCGACGGCGCGGAAGATCCCGTGCAGCCCGGCCAGCCGGTCACGCACCGCGCGGCTCGTATGTCCCTTCATCGCCGTCGGCGGCAACATCGCCTCGATCACCAGCATGGTCGGCCGCGGCTCGGCTTTGAGAAAATCGGCGAACCACGCCAGCGCCTTGCCGAATACGGCATTGTCGCTTGTGAACGTCGTCCCGAAGCGGATCGAGCCCGACGTCGGGATGCCGCCAACGCGGCCGCGCACCCAACCGGCGCGCGTCGCAATGTCGAGGGCGAGGATGTCGGTCATGCCTTGTGCCGTTTCCGTTGGTGCGCATGCTCGATCAGAGCGGTGTCCATCTGCGTGATCCATCCGGCAACAGGTTGGGATCATGGTTGCGCTCAGATTCCTGAACGAATAGATTTGGCGTGTCCCGAATAGTCTCTGTTTTGATCTCCCATTTTTCCCACGCGCCGTTGCGCAACATCCCGAAATCGACAGCGCAGAATTGCTCCCGTATCCCGTACACAACTACGTCCTTAGGTTCGAAACCAAAAACGCCGAACGTCGCCCATAAGCAAACAAGCGACTCGCCCCAATGCTTGCCAGTTTGGCGATTGGTTCCGTTGTTCCAATCGTAGCAATCGAGACGTCTCGGATCGATCCGGCGACACCTAACGAACTTCTTATACTTGCGAATGAGATATCCTTGCCCGGTAATGATTCCGTTTCTCGAATAGCCAGGAACCAATGGCGGGTTCGTGCTATTTATGTGCGCAACGCAATCAGCAACACGATAATAAAAAAGCTTACATTCAAACGGAAACAGATGCGCCCAACACAGCGCACTCGTTGTAAAAATCCCGTGGCGCGTCATTCGCTGCTGCATGCGAACCGCCCCATGATCGTACCGACATCGTCGAACGCGGCGCGGAATCGTTCTAACTCTGATCCAAAATAGAAGAACGTCTGGCCATTGGTCGGTGCGCATTTCTCGCCGTGCGGCGATTCGAATTTGATGCGCCCGCGCGTGAAGCATACGGCAGTGCTCGCGCCGGTCAGCGCGTGCCACCATGAAGTCTCGGTGTAGGAGTTCGTCAGCATCAACGCGGCTTCAAGATCGCCAGCATTCCACGACTTGACCATTTTCTCGGCGAAGGCAGCGACGATCTTGCCGGCATATGGCGGATTGAGCCAGACGCGGCCATGCCATTTCTGTTTCAGCCCGTCGTCCTCTTTCGTGAAATAGGTTTCGGCGCGGATGACTTCTTGCGGCGCTGCGCAACTCGCCGGGTCGAGATCGAATGCACCGAGAACGCGCCGGGCTTTCTCGATATAGACGGCCGGCGTGTACCACTCCATTTCGCCGGTCTGCAGATCGGCGCGGTTCTGCGCTTCCTCGCCAAGTCCCGCAATGAGGCTTGGTCTGGCGAGCTTGGCGCGATAATCGGGACGCGCAAGGCCAGTGCGCCAACGCGAAACCTGATACTGCTTGACGTGCGTTTTGCTCGTCGCTTCGGGAGCGGATAAGTAATTGGATAAGTAATGCGGTTCTGCATTAGTTATCGGCCGGCTGTTATGTCTGACCGACGCGTCCCACCACGCAACGAATTCGCGCTGCTCTTCGATCAGCCAATCGACTGCTTTGAATAACTTCTCCCAATCGCGCATGCGCTTGGCTTTTTCGATCGCAGCCTCTAATGCGGAGACAATGACGTGCGTCTTCTCCGGGTCGAACTGGACAACATCGCGCCCACCGTCGAGCAATGTGAGCTGCTTCTCGCTCATTCCGCTGCCTCCCTTCGCTTCGTGCAGTAGACGGCCGCGCGCCGGCCGCTGCGCGTTATACGGCGCCGGCCGCTGTCGACGATCAGTCCCTTCTCGCGCAGCTCGGTGCACCGCGGGCTTGCACACTGGTGAGTGAGATCGAGCATGACCTCGATCTCGTCGCAGGTGGCGCCGTGCTCGCCGCGCTGATCGATCAGGTCGAAGACCTCGCGGCGCAACAGCGACAGATTCTTCACGTCCATCATTCCGCCTCCCATCGGATTCGATCGATCGTTGTCGGCCCGGCGTGCTCCTGATCCCAGACGAACCACGCGAACGCCATGCCTGAGTTCGTCTTGCGCCCTTCCCATCCGGCGCGATGCATCATCGGCAGACGCTTGGCGAAGGCGTGAATCCGCGCCAGCTTGCCGTTGTCGAGAATGTCTGTCCGTCGTTCGCTTTCGAAGAACGCCAGCCGCAGCAGCATGATCACCAACGGTGCCCGGTCGAGCGCGGCGGCAACGAATTTCTCGGCCAGCGCGAATGGCGGATTGAGATCCGTCGCGATGACGTCATGCCCGACGCTGCGCAGCACGGCGACGATGTTGCCGGTGCCGCATGCCGGTTCCCAGATCCGATGCGGCAAGCGCTCGACCTTGAGCAGCGCGTGCACCGCGACCGGCGGCGTGTCGTAACAATCCCCGCGTCGTTCAACCAGCGGCGCGCGGCCGACCTGACACGAATGGTCGAGCATGACCGCCTCGCGTCATGAAGGGTTACGCCGAAAGATTATCGAGAGTTTCGTCGCCTTGCTCGCGGCGCAGCGCGGCCTGACCGAGCGGAGTGTCGATGAACTCGCCCAACGCCTCTTGCATCGATTTCAGGTCAGCCGCGTCGTCGGCTTCCATCTCGGCAATCTTGCTGTCGCGCCGTCGTCGCGCCCGGTCGTCGGCGATCAACTGGCGCAGCGCCACCATGTTGATCCCCGCTTGCTTGGCCAGCACCATCTGGTCCTTGATGCGCCGGCGTGGTCCCTTGCACTGAAGCATGTACTCGGACTTGAGCGTCAGCAGGTCGTCGTCTTCCTTGGCGACCGCGTCGAGGTAGCCGCGCAGCTCGTCGCCGGAGACGCCGCCGTTGGAGCCCGGCCGCTCCGATATGCTCTTGATCTCTCCCATGACAACTCTACCCTTCCTTGAATCGGCCGGGTCCGGCCCGCGAGTGTCGGCTTCCCGCCCCGGTCACGAAATCCGCTGCAATTTCACGGTGTTGTCTTAGTGACGTGAAGAATGACCCCGGCCCGAGGCGGAAGCAAGGCCAAACAGCGCATGGAGAATGTCTATTTTTACTAGACACGCAGCATTTGCGTATTCGGTACAGTTGTCGCTGTACCATAGGCATTTCCGGCAGGCATCAGGTTGGCAAAAATGCCTCCTTATAGACATTAGAGATGCACGCGCCGAAAAGTCCGCTTGAAAATAAAAATCCATGGCGCACCATGTGCGAGCGTGCCCGGCGAATTCCGATCACCTCCGCGCGCCGGAACACAGCAAAAACCGAGAAAGAGCACTGGCGCACGACCAGTCCTCATGTCGAGGACTCGACGGTCTGTTGCCCCGCGGGACGTACAACCGATGAACGCGAACCACATCCCGCAGTTGATAGACCCGGCAACGATCGAGTGGCGCACGATCACCAACGAAACCGACTGGCTGGCGTGGCACGATGCAGACGTTACTGCCAGCGGCGTCGGCGCCTTGTTCCCGGATTGTCATCATCCATACGAGACGGCATTGCGGCTTTACGCCAAGCATCGCGGCGTCGAATTCGCGCCAGTCGAGAACAGCGCGACAGAGCGCGGCAAGATCATGCAGCCCGCTGTCGCCGAAGCAGTGCGCCGGAAACATCCGGAATGGATAATCAAACCCGCCGACGTCTACTTGCGCCATAAGGGACTGAAGCTTGGCGCGACGCCGGATTTCTTTATCCATGGCGACCCGCGCGGACTTGCTGTCCTCGAAGCCAAGAGCGGCACTCCATCCGTTGGTCGCCGCGATTATGCTGACGGCCGCGTGCCGTTATGGATTGTCCTACAGACCTTGACCCAGGCGATGCTGGCTGATGCCGCCTTCGGCGTCGTCGCCTTTCTTCCCGTCGACCCGTTCAACATGGAACCGATCATTCAGGAAATTCCGCGCAACGCGGCAGCAGAAAAAAGGATTATTGATGCCGTCGAGCAACACTGGATCGACGTCGAAGATGGCAACGAGCCGGACCCGGACTTCGCGCGGGATGCCGCCGTCATTCAGGCAATGTATCCGCGGTCGCGCGGTGGCGCCGTCGTCGATCTCAGCGGCAACAATGAGCTGCCGGCACTGCTCGCCGAGCGCGAAGAACTGCACGCTCGTATCAAAGCTGCCGAAATTCGCTGCAGTGTGATCGAGACCGAGCTGAAATTCCTCATGGGCGATTCCGAGATCGCGACCATTCCCGACTGGCACATCACCTATAAGACCGGCGAGCGGAAAGGCTACACGGTTCCCGCGAAAACCCTGCGCACCTTGCGCATTTACGATCGCCGTCCCGACGAAGCTCGTCCCATTGAATCGCTGGAGGAATCATGAGCAGCACCGACGTCGCCACTGTTCCGCAACAGCGCGAGAAAGATACCCGGCCGCCGATCGTCGTCTTGCGCCAGCGTCTGCAGGAACGCGAGGGCGAGCTGAAGGCCGCACTGCCGCCCGACATTTCTCCGGCTTCGTTCATTCGCGCCGTCATCACGGCGGCAACGATCAACACCGACATTCTCGGCTGCTCGTGGCAGTCAGTCTGGATCTCCGTCATGAAGGCTTGTCGCGACGGCTTGCTGCCCGACGGTATCGAAGGCGCGATCGTTCCTTACAAAAGTACGGCGACCTGGATTCCAATGTACCAGGGGCTGCTGCGTCGCTTCCGCCGCTCCGGTCAATTCAAGTGGATCACCGCCGGCATCGTGCATGAAGGCGAAGAGTTTCATCATTACATCGATCAAGATGGCGAGCACTTTCGCCACGTTCCGGGCGACGATACCAGCAAGCCGATTCTGAAAATTTATGCGCTCGCCACCACGCGCGACGGCGGCCAATTCGTTTGTGTAATCCCGAAAGCGGAAGCCGACAAAATTCGCAGCATGTCCAGGACCACGCGCGAAGACTCGCCGTGGAAACTTTGGACGAGCGAAATGTATCGAAAAACCGCACTGCGACGACTGTCGAAGATGCTGCCATCCGTGCGCGATCTGATGGGCGAGGACGAGTTGGTCGAGTTGGACGCGCCGACAACGGCGCCCGAAGGCCTGAGCATCGTGCCGGTCAACGAGCCGCGCGCCAGCGGCCCGGCCGCAGCACTCGAACAATTCGCACGTGATGAAGCTTCCGCGTCGGGTAGTCCATCCCCGCCCGCAGCGGAGGACGGCGGCGCGCAGGACCAGCAACACGCACAGCAGCCTCCAGAAGCCGGTTCTGCCGCCGCTGACGCTCCCGCCGAGGATCCGCTCGCCGTCGCCTACGCTCGCGGCCGCGAAGCAAAAGCCGCCGGCCATCAGCGCAAGGCATTGCCGCCGGAATTTCGCGATCCGGCGAAGACGCGCGAGGCGCTCGCGTGGCAGGCCGGCCACGATGGCGGACCAATGCCGGCGTTCAAGTCGGAGACATGACAATGACCATCGGCGGCGTCGATGTCTTCTATTACGGCTGGCGCGATGTTGACGGAACGGCGCACGTCCGCGTTTGCCATGGACACGCGAAGCGACTGCCGGCGCGGCGCGATCTGTTCAGCCATTCACATGGATATGAATGGGGCTATGCCGGGAGTGGGCCGGCGCAATTGGCGCTTGCCATCCTGGCGCATGCCTTGCGCGATGACGAGCGCGCGCTGCGGCTGCACCAGCAATTCAAATTCCGGGCGATCAACGGACTTGCGCGTTCATCCTGGATGCTGACACGCGACGAAGTCCTCTCCGACGTCGCCGCGATCGAGCGCGAGTACGCAGCGCGGGAGGTTTCATGAAGACCACGCCGATGCCCGTGCACCCGCGCGCCCATAGCTGGCGCGTCATGACCTGCGGTGGCGAGGATTGCCGTCACCCGCATCTCGTGCTGTTCGATGAACATGACCAGATCATCGCTGACGCCGTGATCGACCGCGATGCCATCGACAGGCTCTGCAATGGATTGTGGGCTACTGTCGCCGAGATCGATGCCATGAAGGGCAGAACGGAGTTGCATTCGTGATGCTCAAATCGCTTGGCATCCTCGCCGTGCTGATCGCGCTTACGTTCCCGGCCGCGGCGCTCGAATGCAAGTCGTCGCGCGCCAACGACGGAAAATACTGGTCCTGGCGCCAGATCGACGGCAAGCGCTGCTGGTACGTCGGCGCGCGCGGCATGGCGAAAGCCAAGCTGCACTGGCGGGCGCCGGTAGCGCGCAAGCTGCCGCTAAAGCCGCGGCCGCCGCTGCGTTCGCCGAGCGAGCGCGACGAAGAGTCGGTCCTGTTGCGATCAGTATGGCCGCCGTTGCCGGCGCGCCCGGACGAGACCGACGGCGCCGAGCCCTTCGCCAGCCGTTGGCAGGGAGATCGGCGGCCATGATGTTCGCAACGGTCGAGCCGCATCTGTGCCAAGCGCGCATCGTTGGCTTCAAAAGCTTGTTCGCCGCCGAGCGCGCGATCGGGCTGGAGCCGAATAAAATCGATTTCGCCATCGTCTCGCGCGACAGAGACCGCGGCATCGGCATCATCGTGTTCGAATACGGCTTGTTCGTTCCGCCGCACCAGCAAGCCTATTTTGCCATCGAACAGCGCCTCTATGCCGGCAACGCCTTGCTCTACGCCTTCAATCAGGTGGGCGAGACGATCGACTTCGAGCCACCCTTGCCGTTCATCGATTTCTTCAACGGCGCTCTCGACGTCGAGCAGGCGATTCATGACGGCAGAATCGTGCGTCCGCAGATGCTTCTCAATGGAAAGGTCATCTGGTCATGGCCGGCAGAAAGACCGAAGGAACTGGCAATAAAACTGTGAGCCTCGCCAGTGACGAGCTTCTGGATTACGCCACCGATCCCGCCCGCATCGCCGACGAGATCGAGCGCGCCTTGCGTGAATACGGCATCGGCGATGACCGTCGTCTGTTCCGGGCGATCAACTTCTTCGAGGGCGAGCTGCGCCTGATCGTGCGGGCGCTGCGCCAGCGGGCTCTGACAGCGCCCGACTGCGACATCATCGAACAGCAGCGCGCCAAGATCGAGCGACTGACGGCGGCGTTGCGTCAGATCAGAAGTCTGAACGACAACCCGGCTGTCTACAATCCGAACATCGAGCCAGTGTTAGACGAGGTCCTGGACGCCAAGCCATGAGCCATCGCTGCGTCGGTGCAAAACAGTGGAGTCGGAACGTCTGCCGTACGAAAGGTCGGGCCGGGACATCGCACCGACGGGGCACCCGGCTCGACCGAATGAGCCCGCGATGAAGACAGGAGTAGAGACGATGCTGCTTTTCTCTGATCCGACCGGGCCGCTGATTGAACGCGACGATGAAGGAGTGCTGCATATTCGCGACCTCAATCCGGAGGTCTATACCCGCTGGCGAATGAGCCGATGGGAGATGCTGAGACTCGGCTGGCGCTGCATCCTGTCAGGGCTGCGCCGAGCTAATCAGTAGCGGGGAGCAGTTGTCGAATGATCGAGCGACCGTGGGGCGTGCACGTCATCGCCGACATCTATGACGGCGCCGTCACGCAATGGCATCGCGGCGGGCACGTGTTTGCGCCGGTCGAGCCGTACACGGCCAATCGCTTGACCGCCGCATGGTGGGTTCTGACCGGGCGCGCCTATGCCTTGCAATGGCCCGCGCCGGGCGACCTGGAGCGCGCGCTGTGGAGCGGCGCCATGCACCGCAACGAGGCAACACAAGGGGAGGAATTCATATGACCACGATGCGTGAACGACGGCCCTTGTTCGGGGCACCGGTCGACAAGACCCGGGTGCTGATGCTCGACGCCGCGCCGAGCGACACGCAACGCGCGATCCGCGAAGTGATCACGTCGATGGCATCCGACGCCGTGCGCGCCGGGCTCGACGCGCGCGCCGAATGCGATCGCCTCGACGACACGCTCAAGCTGATCCAGGAGCACGTGATGCGCACCATCGACGATTACGCGACGCGGGTGGCGACGGTGCAGCGCATGTATCTGCAGCACAAGCAGCAGGCCGTGCTGGCGCAGCGCGCGCTCTATACCGGAGCCTTGCCGCCGCCGGCGCCGCCGGCCGGCCTCATGCCGGACGACGCGACGATCTCTCCCGACCACGAAACAACGGGTCGCACCGATGATGACAAAGGCTGAAGCTGACAAACTGGTTGCGATGTACAAGCTGATGGTGGCGGCGGCCATCACCAGTCTCGACAACGAGGCGCGCGCGCTAGATTCGTCGGTATCGGAAATTCAGCGGCAGCTCAGCGCTGAGACGTTGCTGCTCGCCGCCAACATGCACACCGGCAACGACGAGTCGTTCCTCAACATGGCGCGGCGCTCGCTCGCACTGGTGCGCACCGGAACAGTCGAGCAATGACCAAGCGAACCAACCACGACGATCCGCGCGGCCTGCGCACCGTGAGGCAGGCAATGGAACGGCTCGGCTGCGGCCGCAGCAAAATCTTAGCGCTCGCGCGCGAAGGCCGGCTGGAAATGGTCAAGCTCGATCACCGCCACCGCATCACCGAACGCTCGCTGCAGCGATTCGAAGACGAGCTGCTGAAGAGTTGAGCCAGACTTTGCTGGACTTGTGGACGGATTACCGGGCGCATCTTGCGTATAGCGCAGCTATTGCGTATGTAGGAGATGCTTGAAATGCCGAGAATTGAACGACCCAACCGACGCCGTAAGTATGTCCCCGACCCGATGACGATCAATGATGACACGCTCCTGCGCCTTGCCGTGGCTGCCGCGCTCGAATTTCCCGATGGCAGCGTCGGCGCTTCTGCTCTACGCAGCGAAGCTCAGCGCGGTCGCCTGCGCATCTGGCGCGTTGCCGGCAAGGACTACACGACGCGAGCAGCATTGAAGGAGATGCGAACGCGATGCGCCCTACCAAACCGCCAAGACTCGTGTGGAGAGACGCCCGGGGCCGCAACCGAGGCGCCTGGATCATCAGAGACAGAGAGAAAGAAATTAGCACAGGCGCGGGCGATGGCGAGCGCGCGAAAGCTGAAATCGCGCTCGCGGAATACATCATCGAAAACAGACAACCGTCCTTCGGCAACGGTCGTCCCGATCAAGTCCTGATCGGAGATTGCTTGTCATTGTATTGTGAGAAATATGCTCCGACGCTCCCGCGCGAAGATTCCCAAGAACGCATCGCCGGTGAAGTCGAGCGGCTTACCGAATTTTGGGGTCAACGCTATGTGTCCGAAATCAGCAAGGACACGATCGACGAATGGGTCAAGTTTCGTTGCGCGCAAACCGACCGACGCGCGAAAAGGAACGGACGCAAGATCAAGCTGTCGACAGCCAAGCGGGAGCTGGTCACGCTGTCGGCTGCGCTCAATTGGTGCCACGCAGTAAGGAAACCGCAGGTGCTCGATCGGCCGATCATCGTCTCGATGCCGAGAGTGGCTGAGCGTCGCGAGCGATATTTCACGCGTAAGGAAGTCGCTGCGCTGTTGTGGGCCGCGCTCGGCTTCAATCGCGACGGCACCCGCAACAAGTTCAGGATCAATCGCCATCTCGCCCGCTTCATTCTGATCGGGTTCTATACCGGCACCCGACATGATGCGATGTTGCGGCTGCAATGGATGCGCAATACCGTCGGCGGCTGGTTCGATCTCGACGCCGGCATTCTCTATCGCCGACCGCAAGATGCCATCGAGACAAACAAGCGTCGTACGCCGACGCTGATTCCCAAAAAGCTGAAGGCGCATTTACGACGCTGGCGCCGACTCTCGACTCAGTACGTCGTCGAGTACGACGGCAAACCGATCGCGTCGCAGCTTCGGCGTTCCTGGGATGGCACCAGGATCATGGCGGGGTTAGGTCCCGACGCGACGCCGCATGTTCTCAGGCACACATGCGCGACGCTGTTGCTCCAGGCCGGCATGTCCACTTTCGACGTAGCCGGCATGCTCGGCACCAGCGAGAAGGTCATCCAGGACACCTATGGTCATCACGCCATGGGCCATCTGCGGAACGTGGTCGATGCCGCCTGGGCGAGGATGCGGGGCAACGGATAAAGCGTTCCCTCCCGGGAGAACAGAACGTTCTTGTCCCCGGGTTATCCCCGGGAAACCCCGGAACGAAACGTGACAATCTGGCTCAAACTCGACAAATGCGCACTGAAATCGCTGGTTTTTTTGGCCGCGCTGCTCCTTCACACGGGAGAGGTCCACAGTTCGATCCTGTGAGCGCCCACCATAAAATCAAAGACTTAGCCGAAGCACCGATTTTTGTCCCCCGGAAAGTCCCCCGGAAACTCATGCGGCCGAAGGGCTATCGCCGGCCAAACATGGGCGGCGCGTCCGGCGTTGCATGTTGCGCTGCCCATTGGTCTATGAGATCGAACGGCGCCAGCGGCAACTCGCTCTCATAGGCATAAACAGCCACGGTCGCGGCGGCGAACACATCCAGCGCGCCATCCCTGATCGGTCCGCGCAGCACCGCGTATCGCTGCACCCGGCCATCATGGTAGACATTCATCGGCCAAGTGACCAACGGCACGCCGGGCGGCGCCCTCCGGTGCGGATCCCACCACCTTGCGATGTATGTGTTGGTCATGTGCGGCCCTTCATCTCAGGCTGATCTTCGAAGCGCTGTTATGGTATTTGGGTAGAATGAGACCATTGCAACAGTTACTTACGAAGTTTAGATATCGGGAAATAGCATCTATAAAATCGGGAGTGCGGACCATCGGAACACCCCGGCATCGATTCATGGTTCGCCTGATCCGCGAAGAACGGGAAGCGCGAAATCAGTTTCAATCTGATGTCGCCACCGCGTTAGGCGAACACCAGTCGTTCATGGCACGCATCGAAAGCGGCCAGCGCCGAATCGACGTGATCGAGTTTTTCCGCATCGCTGACGCGATCGGTTTCGATCCGATCAAGGCTTTGAGGAAAATTCGCGACGCCGGAGCGTGAAGGAATATGATACCGCGCTGCGTCGGGCATCCGACATCATGCTTCGAACTGCATGACAGCGACTTCTTGCTATGAAGACCGCGCGCAAACGCAGCTCTAGGCCAGCGCGACGAACGTCCGCACCCCGTACTATCGAAAAGAAGCCACATCTCCATCCCAAGTACTGGCGCGAGCGCGCTGACGAGGCGCGGCAGATCGCTTTTCTCGTCGATCGTCGAGCGCGCGATACGATGCTGCACATCGCGGACCTTTACGACAAGCTCGCCGAGATCATGCGACGCCGGCGCGCAAAGCAGACACAACAGCAACTCTGAGATGCGCATTCCCTGCGTACTTATGCGATTCCGCATAGTTGACATATCGCGTCGTCATTGCGCGGCGCAGCGAAACGCGGAATCTCCCCGGAATGATCGATCGCGAATTGTCGCTGGCGGTGGGCTTGCTGCCATTTTGTCATCAGGTATTGCCCTGATCGTGTCGTCGGGGTTGACCTGAGGACATCGTGCCGCGGCCTCTGAATTGAACCTTTCACAATTCCGCAATGTTGGGCACAATTGGACTCCAGCAAATTCGCTTGCTCGCTTGGCTCGCAATGCCACAGGTCGGAAAGCTCATCCAGCTCGACTGGTCAGAGCGTGCCGCCGAGGCGCGCGTGATTGCGCGCAAATACAAAGGCAACGACAACCATATCGTCGAAACCATGCTGGAGATCGCCAAGGCGTATGACGGCCTCGCCCACCGCCGCCATGCGCGCGCCAAGCTGAAGCCGCTCGACGACAAGGCGACGTCGCCACCGGGGGGAAGCAAGCGCATCGGGCGCCGGCTCAAGGCCATCCGCGAGGACCGCGGCCGCTCACAGGGATGGCTCGCCCGCGAGACCGGCAAGAGCCGCAAGACCATCAGCGCGTATGAGAATGGCGGCATCCGCCTCAATCATGAATTCACCGAACTCGCCGCGCGAGCGCTGCACTGCCAGCCGGCAGATTTCCTGACGCTGGTCGACTCCCCGCCGCCGCCCCTACGTCGCTACCACGCGCCGCGGCGGCGCAAGCAGGTCGCATGATGCGACCATACTGAAAATACGCAGCGGCGTCTGAAATCTCTATATTTTTCCGGGACTTAATAAATCAAAAAAAATCTTCGCCGGCTCTTGCATGTTGCACCATGCTACACTATATCTCGGTTGTCGTTGAGACAACGGAGGTTTTCAGGACTGACAAACGCCCGCGCCGCCCGCGTACCGGAACGAAGCCCGGATGGTAGAGCCCGAGGGAGCATGGTGAACCGGTCACCGGCCCATGCCAGCCCGAGGTAACGGCCACAGTCATCCCTCGACAAAGACCCGCGCGCGCCTTGCGGGTGCAGGGGATGAAAGACCCACGCGAGAGTGTGGGGGACTGAGAGACTCTTAAAGACAATACGTACCGAGCGGCGCCCGGTTGGCGCCGCTCTAACGTGTTGCCTCGCAACACGCGCCGTCTTGCAACGGCGCAACATCAATGGAGTCCGAAAATGCAAAACACTCTCCGAGAAATCGAGTGCACCATTGCGGAAGCCGCGGTGCTGCTCGAACTTCTGACCGATGCCGGCGCGCCCGTCATGCTTTGGGGCCCGCCCGGCGTTGGCAAATCCTCGATCGTGCGCCAGCTTGGCGAACGCAAGGGCCGCACGGTCCTTGAGTTCCACGCCGCGCTGCGCGAGCCGGTCGACTTGCGCGGCATCCCGGTTGCGGATCTGGCGACGGGCACGACCAAGTGGCTGGTGCCTGACGAGCTGCCGCAAGCCGAGCGCGACGGCGCCGATGGCTACCTGTTCACCGACGAGATCAACCAAGCGACGCCGCAAATGCAAGCGGTGCTCGCCGGCCTGATCCTCGAAGGCAAGGTCGGCGACTATCGCCTGCCGAAAGGCTGGCGCGTGATCGCCGCCGGCAACCGCGTCACTGACCGTGCCGCGGCGCAGCGCATGCCGACGCATATCCGCAACCGCTTCGCCCATCTCTATGTGACGCCGGACGTCGCGGCCTGGGCCACCTGGGCCACGGCGAACAACGTCGCGCCGGAGATGGTCGCCTTCGTGCGGTTCCGGCGCGAACTGATCTACCGGGCACCGCGCGGCGACGAGAACGCGTTCCCGTCGGCGCGGTCCTTGACCCGGGCCGCCGAGCACGTGAACGCGCCGAAGGCACATCGCCAGCGGCTGTTCGCGGCGCATATCGGCGACGACGTTGCCGCGGAGCTGGAAGGCTTCCTGCAGCTCTATCGGTCACTCGGTTCGCTCGAAGACATCGTACGCGACCCGATGGGCGCCAAGGTGCCGGTCGAGCCGAGCGAAAAATACGCGGTCTGCACCGGCCTTGCGCGTCTCGCGACGCGGAAGAACTGGAGCCAGATCATCAAGTATGCCGATCGCCTTCCGGCCGAGCAGCAGGTTCTGCTCGTGCACGATGCGACCGTGCGCGACGCGACGCTGAAGGACACGCCGGCCTATTCAACCTGGGCCGTCAACAACAGCGCCGTGCTCATGCAGTGATCACTAAGGGCGGCGCTTTAGGCGCCGCCTCATAGTGTTCATCGAACGCTCGCCCGGCCTTGCACCGGGCGCCAACCAATCAAATGGAGTCATCACCATGACGAAGATCATGAACCCGCTTTGCCGCAAGGCAACGCTGGTCTCGGTCGACATCTCGCAGTGGACGGCGCGCAAGCTCGACAAGAAAGTCACGCAAAAGGTCAATGCCGAGCACGGCGCCAGCGAAGACGCCGGCCGCTACAACAAGCTCCTGATCGAGGCCAAGCGCTTGCAGCGCATCAACGGACTGGTCAGCAAGGCGCGCGATCTGCACTATCGGCTGACCAAGCCGTGGGCCGATCAGGGCTTGCGCATTCTGCCGAACAGGCTGCACGCAAAGTTCGCCGAGGAATTTCGCGTGCTCAAGCGCGAGTTCAACGAAGCGGTCGACGAGTTCTGCGCCGGCTATCCCGACTTCGTCGCGGAGCGCCGCCGGGCGCTCAACGGCCTGTTCGACGCGAACGACTATCCGTCGCCAGACGAGATCCGGTCGAAGTTCAATCTGGACACCAAAACGTTCCCGGTGCCGGATTCGGACGACTTCCGGTCCGACGTGCTCGACAAGGACATGCTGGACGATATCCGTCGCGAGATGGATGCAACCAACGCCAAGGTGCTCGACGGCGCGATGCGCGACACGGTCGACGAGATCGCCAAGGTGATCGGCCACATGTCGGAAAAGCTGAAGGCGTACAAGAACGACAACAGCTTTTTCACCGGCTCGCTGGTCGACAATGTGCGCGAGTTGGCCGATCTCCTGCCTGCCTTCAACTTCGCCGACGACCCGAAGTTCGATGCGGTCGCCGAGCGGATCAAGCGCGAACTGTGCGTCGAAGAAGCGGAAACGCTGCGCAAGGACGACACGGTTCGCGCCAGCGTGCAGAAAAGCGCCGACGACATCCTGAAGGATGTCGAGTCGCTACTTGGCTGAAACGGGCCTTACTACAGGACGGCGCCGCGTTGCGCCGTCCGATAGTCCGCACTGCCGCGGACTTGCACCGCGGCCTTTCAATTCAAAACCTGGAGTCAGACAATGAATGACACCGACAGGCTTGCAGCCGAGCGCATCTTGAAGGCGCGCGTCGAGCTGGTCACTGCCCACACGTTCTATGGCGTGCTGGTTTCCAACGTCGCGCCGAAGCCGTCGCGGGCATTTCCGACGATGGCGACGGACGGCAAGACGCACTTCTACAATCCCGACTTCATCGCGACGCTGACGCAGAACGAACTGCTCGGCGTGCAGCGGCACGAGTCGGAGCACGACGCGCGGCGGCATCACTCGCGCCGCGGTGCTCGCGACCCGAAGGAATGGAACATTGCCACCGACTACGCGATCAACATCGATCTCGTGGACGAAGGCGTAACCCTTCCCAAGGGCGCGCTCGTCGATCCGCAATATCGCGGCTGGTCAGCCGAAGATATTTACCGGGCGCGCGAGCTGGACCGCGCCAAGCAGCAGCAGCAGCAGCAGCAAGGCGACGGCGAGGACGACGACGACGATCAGCCGAGCAACGGCGGCGCCGACGAAGAGCAGGACGATGCCGGCAACGATGATGCCGGCGACCAGCAAGACGAAGGCGACGAGGCTGGCAAGGAGTCGGGCAACTCTCCCGGCGACGAGGGCGGCGACGAGGCCGGCGAGGCTGACGGCCAGGGCGGCGAAGAGGAAGGCGATACCGATGGCGACGAGGCCGGCGGCAACGCTGGCGAGGCCGCTGGCGAGCCTTCCGAAGAGCCGGGCAAGGGTAGCGGCACGGGTGGCGAAAGCAGCCCCGAGGCCGCTGGCGAGCCCGGCGAGGCCGGCGAACCGGGCGGAACCTCTGGCGATCCCGGCGGCTGCGGCGAGGTTCTCGACGCCGCCGACGAGCCGGCCGGGCTGTCCGACGCTGACTCCACCTGGGAACGCGTCCTGCGTCAGGCCGCATCACTGGCGGCCAAGCGCGGCAACGCTCCCGGCCACGTCACGCGCGAGATCGAGCGGGCGGACAAGCCGCCGCAAGACTGGCGCGAGACGCTCCGGGCCTACTTCGACCAGGGCGCCGTTTCCCGTGAAACGTGGTCGCGGCCGAACCGGCGCTTCGCCGGCGGCGGGCTCTACCTGCCGGGTCGCGAGCGCGAAGGCATCAACCGCATCGTGTTCCTGATCGACACATCGGGCTCGATGGATGACATCGCGCTCGGCTGCATCGAGACGGAGACGCGGGCGGCCCTCGACGAGGGCATCATCGACGAGGCGGTCGTCGTCTACGGCGACACGCGCGTCACCAAGGTCGACACCTACCGCAACGGCGACGAGATCGAGTTCGACCCGCGCGGCGGTGGCGGCACGGTGCTGAAGCCCTTGTTCGACTACGTACGCGACGAGATCGAAGACCCGACGCTGATCGTCTGCTTCACCGACGGGTACATCGACGACGTCGCGGCCGATGGCGAACCGCCGTGCGACGTGCTGTGGGCCTATACCGGATATCCGGACGCGGTCCGCAGCATGATCGAAACCGCCCCGTGGGGCGCCCCGGCGATCGACGTCGGCAGCCACTGAGCACTAAGGGCGGCGCTTTAGGCGCCGCCTCATAGTGCCCATCCGAGCACTGGCCCGGCTTGCACGGGCGCAATCAACCCACACCCAAAGGAGTCAAACCAAATGGAAAACCCTTCCGTTCTTCTCTTCCTAGTGATCATCTTCCTGCCGCTGCTGTGTTCCGGCATCGGGCTGATGAAGCCAACCCCACCGACTGGCACCGCTTGGCGCTTTCTCTGCTTCGCGTTTTGCGTGCTCACACTGCTGGCCATGTTCGGCGGGGTGCCTGCGTTTTTCAGTTTCCTCGGCAGTTTCGTATGCTGGCTGATTGCGTGGGTGTTCTGCGCAGTATCGCGGTCGGCAATCTCGCGTCATAACGACAACGAGCGGCTGATTGAAGCAATCCGGCAGACCCAGGTGCACAACGCTGGTGTTGCTGCCGTTGCCCAGGCGATTCCTGCGGGGAGCAACGACGAGTGAGTACTACAGCGGCGCCTGCGGGCGCCGTCATAGTGTTCATTCCGAACACGAACCCCGGGCCTTGCACCGGGACAATCCCAACCAATGGAGTCAGAGATGAAAAAGTTCTTGCTTGCCTTTGTCGCCGTCACGATCGCCGCGGCGTCGAACGCGTCGGCTGCCGATTACGGTCCGGCTGACATCGAAAAAGCCATCGGCACCTACAAGGCCAACGAAGTCCGCTTCGCGCGCGACTACGCTGGCAAGTCGATCGCGTTCACCTGGACGTTCCACAACGCCAGGGCTCGACTGTTCGGCGGCGGCTACCGTGTGAACATCGGCAATGGTGGCATCGGCGGAAACGTCGATTGCACCGTCACCGATCAGACTCTGCTCGATAAGATCGTCGAGTGGAACAAGGGCCAGCGCATCCAGGTCAGCGGCATCATCGACGATGTCACGTTCGGCGACCTGCAGCTCAAGCAGTGCAAGATCGAAGCCTTGTGAGGAACCAATGACCTCTCTCACCAGACGCGATCTCAAGATCATCGGGGAAGCACTCGGCATGCTCGGTGCCGGCGCATATGACGGCGATCGGGACCGCCTCGATTCTTTGCACGCGAGGATCTCGCAGATCGGCGCTCGACATCACGTCGTCGTGCTGAGCGACAAAGAATTGAGCTTGCTCAACCGCGGCCTCGCGGCCGGCATCATGGACGACGGGATCGAAGCCATCGGCCTGACCAAGCGCGAGCAGAAGATGCTCGGCCGTGTCGGCAACCGCCTGCTCGATCTTGGGCGCAGCAGCGGCCCGCGCTATTACGAGTGAAGGATCTCCAGTCCCCCAAAAATCAAAATCCCCCGGGAGCCGCAAGGCTCACCGGGGGATTTTTTTTGACTCGCGCGACCTTGCAAATCGCGCGGTCCGGCCGCGGTCCGGGTTGGAGTCCGCCCCGAGGTCCGCGATTCTGAGAAATATAATGCCGGCGAAGGCCAAAAAAAAGCCCCGGCCTAGCTGGCCGGGGCTCCGTTTGGGACAAAGCAGCTCGATCAAAAGCAGCCGCACACCATCTTGCCGTTGCTCGGATAGCACTGATACCGCGTGCCCGCCGGGCACGCCGCCCACGCCTCTGTTGCCAGGGCGCCGACCGCCGCGATCGTCAGGAACGCGCCAACAATCCAAACAGTCATCTTCATCAGGGATCCTCCAAGTTCTTTCGAGGTTGCAACGCGGCATCCGTAGCAGACGGCGACTAAGCACGCGCTGCGTATGATTGCGTAGAAAGAGTTGGGCAAGAACTTGCCAGCCTCATGCGCAGCCCTTGCGTTTGGTCGCATCATGCGACATTGTTAATGCGATTCCAAAAAAGGGCTGGAATGGGGACCATGTCGATGCCGGTGATCGAAGTGCCGATGCCTGATTTCGTCAAGCGCGCGCGCGCGCGGCTTGGCCTGTCGCAACGTGAATTCGCCGAGCGCCTTGGACTGAGCCGCCACAGCATCATACGGTACGAGCAAGGCTGGCCGCTCCCCGAGCGCACCAAGCTGGCGATGCAGCAATTGCTCGACCAGGAAGCCATGATGGCGCCGCGGCCGAAGCGACCGCAGAAACGGAGACGCGCATGAGCAAGGCGCACGGCCGCGATCGACCGCGTGGTTGCGGAGATCAGCGAAGAAATTGCTCGCGCCAATGAAGTGACCAAATGAGACGCACGGTTGCCATCGTCGGCGCGAAACATCATCCCGGCGCCGTCAACATCTTGCGCAATCTTCACGACAACGCATCGCTGACGCTGGCGCGCGATCCTGACAACGCGCACGACAAGAACGCCATCGCCGTTAGTTGGGACTGGATCATGCTTGGCTTCGTGCCCGCGCGCGACGCCGCCGACATCGCACCGGTGATGGATGCGCGCGGGATCACGCAAATGCCCGGCCGCTTCAACAAGCTCGACGGCGTCGACTGTTCCGTCACGATTGAGATCCACGATCCGGCGGCGCGTCACCTTACCGAGCAGGAACAGCATGTCCTGCACGCCGCGCTGCGCCGCAGTGCCCCGCCGACACCGGACGTGCAGACTATCGACATGGCCGCAGCGGCCAAGGCATCGCCGACACCGGACGCACTGACGTGCCCGATCTGCGGCGGCGCGGGCAAGCTCGCTGCGCATCAATGTTGGGGATGCCGCGGAACGGGGCGAATCTGACTAATGATTCTTAATCTAGCTCCGCCGGCTTCGTTTCATCGGACTGCAGCTTATAACCCTGCTTGCCCGCTGCCTTGCCGCAGTTGTACAGCCGGTCCGAGTGCTCGAAGATGCTCTCCAGCACTTTGGCCTGATGCGTGCGCATGTTCTCGATGCCGAAGTAGACGACGCCCAAGAGGATGATATTGAAGATCACCATGGCCAGAGTGACGGGCTGAGTCTTCAAGGCGTCAACAACGCCAATGGCAACCTTGCCGGTTTCTTCAACAGGTCCGGGGTTCATGGTTCCTGCTCCTCGCGGCATATCTTCGCCGCCGCCGCGTAGACCTCCCGGGTGCGCTTCATCCCCTCCCTGAATCTGTCAACCGCCTCGGGGTCACGCCATTCCTTCATCAACACGTCGACCAGACCGGTCAGACGATTCTCGATGGCACGCATCAACGCATGATCGACGGCAACGGCAAAATCCGCATCGGTCATCGTCATCGCCATTCCCGCTACCGGGTTAACCGGACCGTCTGGTCCATGCCGGGATCTGCTCGACGTGCACGTTCACCGTGACGCCCTCGGGCGCGCGTATGATCACGGCCATGTTCACCACGCCCTCGACCGGCTGCGGCGGTCGCGGCGGCCGCGGCGGCTTCGGCCGCTCTGCACTGCCGCTTGCCCATTCCGCGCGCAGCTCGGATTCGGTGCCGTCGAAGCTGTTGGTATCGACATAGCCGCCGCAGCCGGGACAACCCTTCGGCTCAGGCCCGACGTCGCCATCGGAATATTGCCACAGCCAATATTCGTCCCATGGCGGCTCGACCGATGGCGACGAGCCATATTGCGCCAGCCATAGCCGACGCTCGCCGAAGAACGTGTCGCTTGAGCCAAGCTCTTCCTTGGCCAAATTGCCGGAATAGATCATGACCTCACCGGGCCGGCCGGTGCGCTCTTCGACCATCTCGATCCATTGCTTCGCCTGCTCGACGGTCATCTGCTTCGAGCCGTAGGGCTCCCAGTCGAGCACCATCAGCGTGTCGTCGTCGGGCTGCGCTGCCGACAGGAACAACTCGACCTGCGCCTCGACCGGGTCGTTGGTCGCGAAGTGATAAGCACCCCAGCACAAGCCACTCTCGGCGCACCCATCGCGCCGGCCGGGATACTTGTCGTCGCTCATGTAGTCGCCTTCGCTCGCCTTGTGGATCATGCCGATGATGCCGGCGGAGACCATCTGATTCCAGTCGTCGACTGTGTTGTGATGCGACAAATCCAAAACCATTCGCTTCGGCGTTGTCATGTCTGTGTCCTCTTCTGGTGCCGGATAGATGACCTCGATTACATCGTCGGTCTCGATGTCGAGCGCTTCCATCAAACCTAGCGAGATGTCAGCGACGCGGCCGGTGTCCTCATGCGGCCCCCAGTCCGCCGGCCACGCCAGGAACGCTTTGTCGCCGGCGCGTACCAGCGCGCGATAGCCACTTTCGCGCAGCAGCTCTTTCGGCGTCACGCCGTAGTCCCATCGGCATGCGATATAGAAGACGTCGGGATTCAATCGACGCGCCAGCCCTGTCGTGCCCGGCGGCTGCTGATCGAGAAATAGATATGGCGCCTGATCATACTCGTAGATGAATGCCAACCCTTCGCTCGGGCTGACTCCTTCGTCGTCCGGCCCGCCGAACCACGAGCATCTGCCTGCCAATTGCAGCAAGGTCGCCGCTGTCATGATAAATCCTCTGCCGCGGGATCGGCCGTGATGCGCGTCACGATGCGCATGGCATCTTCGTAAACCGCGAGCCCCTTGCGCACGCCCAGCTCGAACCGCGCGAGGCGGTCGGCATCATCGCTGTCGAGCAGCCCGCCGTACAGGCGCGCGACGTGTGCCTTCAGCGCGCGGTTCAATGCGTCGTACAGCACCGCTTGCGGGATGTTCAGCGACATGCGGCTTCCTGCGCACGAGTCGTTTCCAGATCTCGCGCGCGGCGTTGCGCGCTGCTTCGCATTTGCGGCAAGGCATCATCATATCCCATTACTTCACGCCGAACAGCGCCAGAATAAAGACGAGCACGACCACCACCAGCGCCAGCCATAGCAGCACGCGCATGCCATTGGGTCGGCCGGCATGCATAGTTACCTGCTCACCACGCCAGTGAGAGTGGTTATCCCGGATGTCGTAAAACCGGGCGCCGCGTTGGCCTGCGCGTGGATCGAGATATAATTCAAAGCATCAGCCGTCGCCTGATACGCCGACGAGGCAACAGAAAAAGGAATGTAATAACTCGCCACCGGAATATAGCCGAAACAAAACACCTGCATGCTTCCCGTGCCCCCGTTGAACGCCAGCCCGAATTGATATTGCATGCCTTGTGTTGTGCTGATCACCGAGCCCGTGATCCATCCCCGGAAAAACTCGCTGTTCCATAGCAACGCTTGCATGCGCGCGCTGCTGTCAACTTCCACCCATGTCGTTGACGTGGTAGTAATGTTGCCTGACAGTGTCGTACTCGTATTGCATTGCCTGTCATTGAACCATGATCGCACAAGACGCATGGCATTGTTGTCCTGGAACGTACCGCCCTGCATCTGTACAAAGCCGACCAGCGTGCGCGTTGCATCCCCGGACTTGATCTTGATGCCGGTGCCAGCTTGCACTGCCGGCGCCGTAGTCGAGTTCTCCAAGGTCATCACGCCGCCGCTCATGAATGCATAGATAAAATAGCTGACGGCGTTCGTGAACGTGCCGGACGCGATATTGACACCGGCATCGGGGATGGTCTGCGTCGTGGCGTTGATGACAATCTTATTGCCATTGTAGGGAACGAGGCGCAGTTGCGCGCCGCTGATGTATTGAAGCTGGCACTGGCCGATGACTCCGACGCTGACCGCGGCGAGTGCTGTCGTCACGAACGCAGTCGTCGCAATCGATGTGTCGTTGTCGCCGGCGCTTGGCGTCACCGAGCGCGCATCACCAGTGAACACCGGCGCGTTGAGCGGCGCATAGGTCGCAAGATTGGCCTTGACGTAGGCCGTTGTCGCGATCGACGTGTCGTTATCCGCCGTTGTTGGCGTCGGCGCTCTTGGATCCCCGGTGAAGAGGGGACTGTCGAGCGGCGCAATCGTTGGCGCAACGCCGAGTGCGCCGCCGGTCACGACAAGCGTGCTGTCTTTCAGCAATACGACTTTATTGCCGGTGATCTGCAGCGGCGGGTCGGCGGTAGAGACCGGACCCGGCGGCCCAACCATAGACGTGCCGGCGGGCGGCCAGAACCCCGCCGCCTTCGGGCCGAAGATGAAATATGTCGACGTGTTGATGTAGTAATCGCCATCGCGGCCATCGAGATTGGTCGGATCCGTCGGGCCGGACAGCACCGAATTGCCGCGGATGCCGGGCGGCCCCTGATCGCCGGTTTGGATGATGCCGACCGAACTCGGTTCTTGAATGACGGTGACGCTGTTGTCATCGCTGACCGCAACGCCGTCGCCAGTTACGAGATCATTCATCGCGAGGGCCCTGGAGTCACTGTAAAGATGCCGGACCAGATCCGGGTCTTCAGATCGTTGAGCGACATGATCAATGAATGTTCGTAATCGCCGGTCACCATCTGCACCAGACGTTCCTGCGCGATGAAGACCGTGAACAGGCCCTGCGCCGGATTGGCCAGCACGATCTCGCCTTCGTCTGTCGACAGTTCAAGCAACGCAATGACATCGGCCGCATGCTTGCGCAACTTCATCACCATGCCCGCGCCCGTGATATTGATCGGGATGCCTGCCTGCGTCTGGTAGGCAAAGCTGCGGTAGAAGTCCGCATCATTTTCGCAGGTGATGTTGACGATGGCCATGGTTCACACGCTGCTGTAGGAATCATCGATTTGCTGAAGAGTCGTCATGGTGCCTACGGTGATCGCGTCTGCATTCGCGGCAAAGATGATGTAACACTGGTTGGTATGATTGCCGACGGCGTTCGACATTTCAATCATCTGAGCGGCGTCAACGTCGTAGAAATTGCCATCCGAGCCATACCACTTCGTCGTGAAGTTTGGATCGGTGGTAGCTGACGTGCGCGCGCCATCGATTAAGCCGCGTGAGCGATCATCGGTTTTGACCGGCACACCGGCCGCAATCATGCCGCCGACCACTTGGTCGTAACGCGCGACGGCGTTGTAGTTCGCAAGCTGGTCCTTGGTATATTGCCCGACCGCAGGCTGCGACATGGTGGTGCCGTTCCACAACCATAAAGGCGTGAATGATTGCACGTGATACCAGATGTCGGCTTCGCTATCCGCCGGGCTCGCAACCCGACCACCGCTCCCCCATTGCTGAAAGTCGGCATCGCTTGTTGCGACATAGATGTTACGCTTCGACGAATAGACTTTGGTCTGGTCGCCGCCGACGGTCCAATACCAGTCCTGCGCGAAAAACATCTGCATCTGCATAGCCGTTTGCTCCTGTTAGCCGTACTGGCCGCCCCTGCTGCTCGCGCCCGCGGCCGTGCCGGGGAAATATGAGACGGAATGACCTTGCGTGTTGATGGTGCCGTTCAGATCGGTCGACCATTTCGACCCGGTAACAAAGCCCGGGCTGGAAAACGACGGGTCGCCCGCACCCGGTGGATTAGTTGAAATGACGGCCAAGCCCACTGCTGTCGCATAGACGTTGCATGTCAGCGCGCCCATATGCGTATAGACGCTATTCAAGAGGACCAGATTGCCGCCAGTGAACGATGTAAAGACCGCATAACATACCGTGCCGCTGTCGAAATTGTTGTTGCCGGCATACAGATAGCCGCCCAACGCATCGAAGATGTAACCATGCGGCGCGCCGCCGGTCGCGGTATTCGCCGTTTCCAGCTTCGCGCCGGTGGTCGAGACAAAGATCGAACTGCCTTCCACGGTCGACACCGCGGCGGCGTGCAAATCCTGAATGATGATGCGATTCGATGCCTGACTGAGAAACGTATAACCGCCGCCCGATGGACACTGCACGAACGTTTGCGTAATCCCCGCGCCCTTGAAGATCGTCGTCGGGCCAACGATGTTCGGTGTCTGCACGTTCTCGGTATACGTCCCGGCCGCGATGTTGATCGTCATCGTATAGAGCGACGGCCCATATTTCCAAGTTTCGTTGACGGCGCGACCAATGGTTTTGAACGGACCATGCGGCGCGGCAACGGTTGGCGTCGTACCGTCGTAGATCGTGTCGTCGCCGGTTGTGCCGTTGACATAGAGATTGGTGTTAGCGGTCAGGATCGGCAGAAAGCCGCCCGGCGTGCCGAAATCGATTCCGTACAGTTCGAAGTTGGCGTGCAGCGCACTATAGCAAAGCAGCGAGCGATAGCCGCCGATCAGATCGCCGGCGCTTAGCGCAGCGCCGCCGCGTCGCACGATGTTTCTGGCGCCGAGCGCGTTGACGTTGACGGTACTCGGTCCGTCGTTAGTGACAATTGGCGTGACCCAGACGAACATGCCATCGTGATATTTGCTCGGTGTCGGCGTCAGATTGACAGTGACTTGATTCTTGACGCCGGTGTCGACGCCATACAGGACCATGCCCGATTGCACGGCCTTGGCCACCTGATGCAAATCGGCATTGTCGGGCGTGATGCCGCAGTCGCTGATGATGTTCACGATCTCGCGTTGCGGATACTCGATCGACGCAGCCGGCGGAATCGATCCCATCGTGCCGGTGGAGGGATTGCCGTTGATGTATGGCGCGTTGACGTCGCTGACGCCGTACGGCTGATTGTATTTCACAATTGCCCTCCTGTTTTCAGTTCATGGCGTGCCGGCCATCTCGCCGCCGCTCGACAGGCCCGAATAGTCAAAGATGATTTGCGTATGAGCCGGCTTCCAGCGATTGAGCAGACATTCGAGATCGTCAGCCGTGCCGATGCGCAAGTGTGGATCGACGCCGCATTGCCCGCTGTTGCAGCGGAACCAGATCAGTTTTGCTTGCGCGACGTGGACCGTCCAATAGAAGCGGTTGATTTCTGGCCCGAGTCCGTAATAGGGCCATTCCGACATTTCGCCTTCAGCAACCGGCTCGCCAATCGTGTTGAGAATGGGATTGCCCCATTCGTTGTACATCAGCGAGCCGTCGCCGATGGTCCGGGCGTCGCCGACATGATCGATGCCGACAACGAACGTCCGATATTCCGTGATGGTGATCGTGTAGCCGATCTGCGCCGCGACGTTGATGAAGAACTCGCGCGACTGCGCGCCCTGCATCGTCATCCGCATGACCAGCGCAAGCTGGCGTTCGCCGATCGTCAGCGGCGCCGTATAGCAGGGATCCGGCAGTCCCCAGTTGCGTTCCCAGTCGGATAAAAGTCCATCGCGCACGCCGTTGGCATCGACGACATCGGTTGTCTTGCGCGGGTCGCTGTCGCGTTCCAAGAGATCGGCGGCGCGGCCATCGACGAAGCCCCAATATTCCGCGAGCCCGCGACAAGCCGCATCCAATGTGCTGCCGGGCTCTTTTGGCCACGCTTGCCCTTGCGGCAGAAGCGTCAGAAACGCGCTACCATAGTCCTGACCGAGGCGGCGAAGATGCCTGTCGCTCATGTCGTCGTTTCTTCAAACAGGATGGTGCCGAGCACCGCCATGTGACCGAGCGACGGCATGATGAAGTCATTGGTCGTCGTCAGTTTGAACGATACGACGTCGGGCGCGCTCATGATGGCGTAGGAGATCCAGGCGGAATAGATCGTCTGCCCGGGCGCCGCTTTCACGAACAGCATATCGCGCAGGCTGGCTTCGACCGCGCCTTGCGCGCTCGCCGGTTCCAGATCGACGATGGTGATATTGATGAATTCTTTGATTGGCGCCAGAACGTAGCAATCTTTCACCGTCACTGGCCGCATCTTGTTGATGTAATTGTGCACCGTCTGCACGTCGGTTGGCGTCGGCCAGCCGTCATCATCGGCGCGCAGATCGTCCATCAGAAAGCGCACCGTGATGGTGCCTAGCCCTTGTTCCGGTGCCGCCCAGGCGCGCGTGACGCCGGGCACGGCGAGCGCCCATGTCACGTAATCGGCAACGGCGCCGCCCATTGGCGGGTTCTGGATTCGGTGCAGAATGCGCGCGCGCAGATCGTCATCGCTTTCAGTGTCGACGCCGCCCGTAAGCTCGACCACCGTGACTTCGCCGTCCGCTCCGGGAATGTCCGGAATGAGACTGAGCGATGATCCATCATCGCGATTGCTCGCGGCGCCCGGTTCAAGCGCGCGCACGGGCGCAGGCGTTGCCGCCGTGCCGATGGTGATCTCCGCCGTGGTTTCGTATTCGACATCACCGGCACCGGCCAATCGCGTGCCCATTGGAATGACGGTGCCCGACGTGCCGGTGAATTCCACCGTGCCCGTCGCCAGCGTCGCCTGCTTGCGGCCCGTGGTGCCGTCGGCATTGGTAAGCCAGATGTCGCCGTGACGATCGAGCCATTCGGTCTCGGCAGTGTCGGGCAAAAGCTGCAGCGACAGCCAGTCGATGTATTGCAGCGTCAGATGGCAGAGTCCGCCTTGCGCATCGGACAGAACGCGCAATACCGAATTGGGCACACTGGCATCGGCACCGGGCAACGAGGCGCGCACGTTGTCGCGCACGAGACCGCGCACTTCCTTGAGTGTTGGCGTTGCCCACGGCATCGGAAGCCCTATCGATTTTTACGGACTGAAGAATTCGCCCATCGGCGACGTTTGCATTATCCCGGCCCACAGCACCTGGAAGCGCAGGTCGACGGCAAGTTCGGGACCGCGATAGAGCCGCACCAGCGCGTCAATGCGTTCGGTGCCGATCCGATGAACAGAGACATCCATACGCGAAGCAATACGGCGATCGATGAAGGGCTGGATCGCCTCGCGGATATAGATCTCGACCAGCCGCACCGTCGCGCCGCCCTGCGCGCCCGGCCCGGTGATCTTGGCGCGCTTGAGCAGCCACAACCGCGAGCCGATATTCCAACCATCGAACAGTTCTTTGGCGTCGAGATCGCCCCACCAACCCCGGCGATCGGTCGAATCGGGATCCGGCAAAATGTCCGTACGCTCGGCGAGGCGATCGGTGCCGAGCGCGACGATCACCGCCGTCGCCAGCGCTTGATTCTCGTCGAGCGTGCCGTCGGAGCGCAGAAACCAATCAACCGAAACCTCGGTCTGCGCCGGGAAGTCGCCGCGCTGGACGAGTCGGATGTCGGTCATGGCGGCGTATCGAAGATCTCGTCAGCCCGCGCCTGCGTCAGGATGCCGTCGGCGACAAGGTCAGTCTTCAGGTTCTGAAATTTCTGCCGGTTCATGTCGATGTCGTCACACGTCGTGACGACGTCCCAGTTCTTCGCGTTGCCGATCTTGTTGGCCGCGATGTCGTCGCGCCGCTTCTTCTCCAGCGCGAGATATTCCTGATTGGTCCAGCGCGCGATGAAGTCCGTCGTCGCGATGATGTTCTTGCGCTTCTTGGTCGGGTCGTGCGCAGCGACCACGTTGTCAAGCGTCGTGTTCTGCTCAGTCGTCAGGTTCTCGCGCCCCGTGATCGTATCGTCAGTGGCTCCCCACGCGAACGGCAGTCCGCCCAGGCCTGCCGCGACCACCTCATCTCCAAACGTTGGCCCTAACTGTTTTGCCATCACGTCACCCTATGAACGCCCCGTAACTGGTGTAGCCGCTGGCCTGCATGGTTATCGTGCCTGCCGTAGTGCCTTGCGCGAGATTGGCGGTATGGTAGCCGCCGCCAATGGTAACCGTTGCCGATGGAGCGCTCTGCATCTCGGCACCGGTGCAATACATCCCGCACAGGAACGAGCCATCCACAAGAAGCCCGGCGTAAAGTCCCGCCGTCACACTGCAGGTCTGCTTGATGTTCGCCCGCAGCGTAACCAATTCGTCCGGCCACGTTACGAAGAACAGTCCATCACTGCTCACTGTCGTCCATGGACCGGCTGTCGTTGATGTATTTGACGACAGATTGGTGTGCATCGCCAGCGGCGGCCGATTGAACCACGAGCGGACCAGTCGCGCCGTCGGCGTATCCGCCCAAGCCGGGCCAGTTGCCGGAACTGCTGTGGCAACCAGCGTTCTTGTTGCGTCGCCGCTCTTGGTATTCACGCCCTTGTTGCCGGCGGCAAACGATGTGGCCCATGTCGTCGTTGATGCTTCGAGCGCGTTGACGACCCCGCCCGATTCCGTCGCATAGATGAAATATTGCGTACCAACCGTCAGGCCCGTCGGCGCCAGCGTCACACCGGCATCGGGAATGGTGCAGACCTTGCCGTTGATGATCAGCGTGTTGCCGTCATAGATTTGCAGCAGGAGATTGCTGCCCGACTTTACGAGACGGCACTTGCCGTGCAGGAACGCCGCCAGCGTCGCCGCGCCGTTCGCGCCGCCATCGGTCAAGGTGATGCCCGGCCCGGCAGTTAGCGCCCGCTCGCTGCTCAAGCCCGCCGGATTGCCGATGGTGACGAAGGCTTCGCTGGCTGCCGCCAAGCCGAGCGATGACGCATTTACGCCCTGAATGTGCGTGGCGTCCGTCCATTGCGCGATCTGCCCGTTAGTCGGCGTGCCGCTGTTGCTGACGTTGCCGCCGCTGGCCGATGCCGCCAGCGTGCCGCCGGCGAACGTAATCCCCGATCCGATCGTGACCGGCGCCCAGGTATCTGTTGCGCTCCGGTACACCATCACGTCGGTGCTGGTCTGGCCGGCGAGCGACGTCAGATCGCCGTCGAGCGGCTGCTTGCCGTTCAGTGCTGTCTGCGTCGCGGTCGAGATCGGCTTGTTGAGATCGCTGGTGTTGTCGACGTTGCCCAAGCCCACGTCGCCCTTGACCAGGGTTACCGCGCCGGTCTTGCTCGCCACGCTTTGCACCGGCGCCGCGGCCGATGCGCGACCCGTGGTGAAATAGAGGTTCGTCGAGCCTTCGGGCACCGCATCGGTAGAGCCAGGCGACGGACTGATCTCGACATAGGCCGATCCGGACCAGCGATAGATTTTGCCCGTATCCAGCGCGACGTAAATGATGTCTGCTGTTCCGGTCGCCGGAAACGCCGCAAGATTGGCAAACTCTTGGACATCATCGACGTAGCTCGGCAATTGCGCCGCCGGCACCTTGGCGCCCGCATCGAGCGAAGCGTAACCGTTGGCCACGCCCTTGTTGGCGAAGTCTTCGGCCTGCGCCCAGGCCGCGCTACGGCGGCCGTACATCTTGCCGTCGTTCGGCGCATCGACGAACGCCGAATTGATGGTCAACGTACCGGCAACATCGTTGTAAACGAGCGTCACGTTGGCGCCCGGAACGAGTAGGCCGCTGACGCGATCGTCGACCGCTTCCGAGAAATCGGTGATGTTGGCGGCGACGTGCGTATGCGATGCCGGTGCGGCGCCGATGTCGGTCAGCAATTGCGCCGCAGTGACATCGATCGGAGTCGCCGTCGCACCGGTGTTGTTGCCCTTGTAGGTATGCGCCGGCATCGTGCCCAGGCTGGCATTAAGAATGCCGTTGGCATTGATGCCGATGACGACATTGCCGGTCGTCGGCGCGGCCGATAGTCCGTTTGTTGCGGTCACCTGATTGACCGCACCAGTGCCCCCGCCCGTCGAGCTAAGCTTGCCGTCGCTGGTGACGAAGAGCGGCGCCGCAATATCGAGAAACAATTCGCCGCCGCCGGAGACCATCGGCACCGTCGTCCCGGGATGAAAGGCCACTGGGCCAGTGGCCGGCGCCGTCTTCAGCGGCGCCTGCATGCCGAGTGACATCTTGCCGGCGTCGTTGAGCGACAGCGGCGCCTCTGCCGAATGTGCCGCTGGCCCGGCGGTCTTTGGCGGCCCGGAACTACTGCCGTTCTGATCGTCGCAACTGCGAATCTCGATCGGCTTGGATGCCCATACGCCAGTGGCGTCGACCCATAGTTTGTTGCCGCCGAAGCCGATATGCACGTGATTCTTGTCGCAGCGCGTATCGTGGCTCTTGTCCTTGTGGAACGTCTGAACGACGTCGCCGGTCACGTTGACGTTGCCATCGCCGCGCTTGGTCGCGATGGCGTTTTTGTCCATGTTGACGTAGGTGTCGGACTGTTCCTTGTGCAGCGTCTTTTGCCCGGTCGCCTTGCTGGTGCCGACCGATCCGTCACTGTTCGTGCCACTCGCCCCGGCATTCGTCCGCGGCGTTGCAACCATCCGGCCGACCCGCAACGATCCATGCGGTTGATTGATGCCGGCCGCGCGCAATTTCTCCTGCAGCGTTTCATGCTGATCTGGATCGATGCCGCAGCGGCGCAACACTGCCTCATCTTCGGCATCGAGCAGATACGTTTCGATGTCGAACTCGACACCTGATTCGCTGCGAAACGTCCGCGCCAGCTTCGGCCCTTTGTTGCTTTGCGTTTGCGTCTGCCCGTTCTTGTTCTCGGTCAGCGCAAACTTCATCACCTTTTCCAGGTTGCCGGTCATGAACATGCCGGTATCGGTGTTGAGGAATTGCTGGCCCCATTCCTTCTGGCCGAACATGGCGGTCGCGCCCTTGGCGGCATCCTTGATCAGGTTGATCAAGCGATGCCGGCGATCGTCCATCGACGTGCACATGGGAAAGCTGCGGTTGCCGCCCATGAAGGACATGATCGCTTCGGCGCCCATCTTCATCAGGCCATCCTTGCCCTTGAGCGCATCGGCGACGACCGACGTGAAGCCGTAGTTCTGCGGCGACTCGACGTTCTTGCGTGTTTCTCCCTTCATCATGTTGCCGCTCATTTCCTGCATGAGCGGATGGTCGGCGATCTTGTCGACAATCGACTTTGCGCCGCCTGCAGTGAACGCGCGAAACGACGTTGACAGCGGATTGGCACGATGCATGGACTTTTAAAACTCCGTTGCGTGGGCGGCCATGGTCTCGGCAAAATTCTCCGGCGGCAATGCCGCCTCTGGTGTCGTCGCCGGCCCTCCTGCTTTGCCCTGACCGGGCGCTTGCGGCCCGACTCGTGGGTCGCCTTGATCCTTCAACAGCCACGGCGCCACGAGATCGAGCGTTGTCAGGGTTCCCGAATTGCTGTCTTGCGTGAACGTCGCGTTCTGAATTTTCATCTCGAAATTGTTCAGCATCGCCATGGGCGAATTGACCGTCACCTTGTCGCCGGCGCGCCATAGTCCAGCGCTGATTCCGCCGACGCCGCCAGCAGGAATGGTCACGCCGCCGCCGATGAAGGCCCGGCGCGCACGCATCCAGCCCTGCACGGTGATTGTCGCCTGAACCTCGGTCGCCTCGTTCCAGACGGCTTCGTTCTTGGCACGGTCGATGATCTCGCCCAGGCCCCAAACCGGTTGCTCTGCCGGCGTCAGCAATGGGCTGTAACGATCGAGACTGCCTTTCACGCCGCCTTCTTGTTCCGACGCATCAGGCCCATGTTTCTTGTCGCCGCCGGCTGTCTGGCCGCGCACGATGTAGTCCGAGCGCTTGTCCTTGATCGAGATCGTTGCCTGACAGCGCAGAATATTGAAGCCTTCGATCAGGGTATCGGTGATCGGAAAATTATGGTCGTCGATCAAGAGAATATTGCCGAGATGATCGCTGCCCATGACAATGCCGCGCGGGCGCGCGAGACGCTCTAAAAAGGCCCACAAGTTCTCGCCAGTCTCTACCTGCAACCGCTCGAACGGAGTCGCATTCAGATTGCCGATGGTTTTGACGCCGACGCCAAACGGCGCGATCACTTCGCGTGCGACCTGCTCGAACGTTTTATTGTCGAAGCTGCCGGTCTTGTGAATGATGCTGCCGCGCGCTGCGTACCATGTCCAGCCGACGCCTTGCAGCATCACGCCATGGCTGTTCGCATCGTAGGCCACCTGTCGGTCAAGAATGACGCCGGTGATGGCAAGGATGCCGCCGAGATAGATACCGACGCGATCGCCCGGCTTGAACTGCAGCTTCGCCCATAGCTCCGGGATCGGATCGCGCTCGGTCGCTGTGAAGCGGAACACCGGATAGGGATCGGCCCAACGATGCTGCACATAAACGGTTTCCCAATCATCGAACCGGCGTCCACCGACGAACACAGTAGCGATTTCATCCGGATTTCTGACGTTGGGATGAACATCACTCATCTCGACAGGGCCCGGCCCATTCGCTGCATGAACGCCGGATGCACGACTTTGTTTTCTTCGCGCAATTGGTCAGCCCGCGCCGCATTGGCATAAAGCTTGTGCGCCGCAACCAGCGTCGTCAACGGTGCGGCAAAAACGAATGCAAGCATCTGCGGCAATGGCCGCGCCGTCGTGACCAGATGATGCGTCGTCGCCGCATGCAAACTGACCAGAGCGCGATAGCTCGCCGCATCCATGTTGTCGGCCATGGTCTCTTCGGCCGGCGCGAATGCGGCGTTCACATTGAGCTTGGTTTGTTCCGCATCTTCGCGACTGGTGAACGTCATGTCGGCAATAATGCGCGATTGCGTCGCCAGACAGAATTGCACAAGCGCATCCTGCATCAATGCGCCGCCAAGCAGCGTCGGCGCTTCCGCCATGACCTGCTTTCGCACGACTTCAATCTGCTGCACCGTCGCGCCTGCTTGTTGCGCCAGATCGAAGCATTCGTCGAGCGGCTCGCCGATGGCATCGTCGTGCAGCAACGTTTTGACGTGGGCGAGAATGTCGCCGACTGCCGTGCGCAAATCCGCACCCGCGGATCCCTCCGATGGCGCCGCCGCCAATAGTGTCTGCAGCGTCCGCTCTACGATTGCCGCCGCCTCGCCGACGTCTTCTTTGCGCATTTTTTCATCTCTGCCGGCTTTGCGGGTTTGATATCGCGGCGATGATCTGAGTACGCAACGCTTTGGAGCGAGCGATAAGATCGCCGCGCGTGTCCGGCAATGCCTCGCCCGGCCGCAGTCCGAGTTCCTGAAATTGCATGTCGAAGATGCAATAGCCGCCGAATCGTTCTTCCTCGATCAGGCGCCAGCGCGGGCAAACGACAACGATCGGATTCATCGTCGGCAATTGCAGCGGGCCGGGTATGCCGCTGGTCAACTCGGCTTCAAGCAGATCGCGCGCGATGCGATAGTCGCGGCTGTAGAGCGATACGCCGGCATCATAGGGATAAGTGATGCAATAGCCGCGCACCGAGAATTCGTACGCGCGCCGCCCCATGTCCTCGGCATAGGGATAATCCTTCTTGGGATATTCATGCATCACGATGCGCCGGCCGTTTTCCTTCGAGCCCGACTCGACATGGAACAGCGCGCCGCGAAAGTTGGCCGGCAATAAATCCGTGCGCCACGGGCTGCCCGGTTGCCCCGCGCGCGGTTCGGCGAGATCGCGAATAGTCGCCATTCTTCATTCCTCGAATGCCGGCGCGGTCGTGCGATTGGTCTCAGTCTTGTTGAATGCGCCCGACCCTTCCGCCGTGACTTTCGTTCCTCTCGGCGCGTTGACGTCTACCTGCAGCTTGCCGCTGGTTTCGACGCGCCGTCCTGATGATGGCTGGCGATCAATTACAGCACGGTTAAGGTCACTATTGGTCGGGCCAACCCAGTTCTGCGCCACCGGCGGCACAACGATTGGCTGCGCTGGTCCGCGCGGCGTGTGGGCCAACTCGCGATCGCTTGCTCGACGTAGCGTGACCTGAGAGGCCGGCCGCCATGACGTCTTGACTTGATTGCTTTCGTTGCCCGCCAGCATCTCGACTTCAAGCACGCCGTTGCGCATCCGGGTATTGCCCGTGGCAAAGCCGACGTGCCCACCAGTCTGGCCCGCACGCCGCCCGCGCGCGATCACCGCAACATCGCCGGCTTGCACGTTCTTGGCTTGAACTCCACTCCCCCAATTCAGGAACGAAGTCGCAACCGCCGAACCCGAACCCTTGACCTGGGCCGCTGACAGGTTGGCATTGACGAACGCCGCACACCATGCGGTCGTCGCCGGGTTGATCGGGATGCCTTGCGAGCGAAAGAAGTCCCTCAACTTTCCCTGATCGCGGATCTCATGCTCGCCGAGACGCTGGCGCGCAAGGGCAAGCGCCTGGGCTGGCCCGATCTCGCCCGGCCCGGTCGCGGGCGTGACCGGGCCCGTTCCACCGCCGCCGCCGCCGCCGCCGCCGCCGTCTCCTCCTCCGCCGCCGCCACCGCCGCCACCGCCGCCGCTGCCGGTGCCATCGCCGCCGCCGCCGAAGACGTTACCGAACATCCGGCCCAGTGTTGCGTTGCCCACGGCCGCGCTCATACCGCCGCCGGCTCCGCCGCCCACGCCGCCGCCAGGACTCAGCGCGCCAACAGCGCCGCCCATGCCGCCCGGCGCACCGATGAAATCGTTGAGCCGCTTCAACTCCTCGATCAGCCGCTCATTCCACGTCGAGACTTCACCTAGCGCCTCGTTGGCATCTTCGCCGGTGAAGCCAATGTCGGCGAAGCGCGCCGGCATTCCAGAGCCAGAGCCTGTATATGGCGTGGGACTCCAGAGCCACGACTCTCCGAACCATTTATGCAACAGGCCCGGATCTTCTTTGAGCAGCCGTTCTTTTAATTCCTCGGTTTTCTTTTCGTCGCCTGTCCATCCGTAGAGTATTGCCGAAAGAGGATCTCCTGCGGCTAGCATCGAGATGGTTCTGATCACCGCCGCCGCGTCAGTCAGAAACTTGGCCAGCCCGGCGCCGAAGAATTTGCCCCACGACTCGCCGGACTCCCCCATTGCCCGATTGAGTTCAACTATTACCGGAAGCAATTGCTCCTGGAGTCCGGCAATGACTTCATCAATCTTCTGCTTGCTTGTGACCCATTCTCTGTTGAACTCTTTCGCCAGTTCGATGCGCCGCTGGATGCGTTTTTCTTCTTCGTCCGAGACCTGCCGGATCTTGCCTTCGATCATGCGCAGCGTTTGCCCGCCGCCGAACCGTTCCGCCATCGTCGTGACCAGTTCGGCCGCTTTGGTGCGCGAACCGGTGCGTTGCAGTTCCGCCTCGAAGATGTTGTTCAGACCTTCAACGAATTCGTTAATGGCGGATTCCATATCGCCGCGGGCGGCGAAACCAGTCATGCGCGCGATCCACGCTTCCATCGCCTCGGGATCGCTCTTCGCGGACTGCAACAAATCCTGTTTTAATTGGCTGCCATGGCGATCGAGATCGGCCATGGTGCGCGTGAAATCGGCGACCGCGCCCTGCGCCTGATCGGCATTGATGCCCATCTGCGCCATCTGATCGGCGATGCCCTTCAGTCGACCCGGGCCGATGCCGATCTGTTGCGACACTGCATTCAGGCGCAACATCTCGTCGGTAAAATTTTTCAGCGAATCGAGCGTGAACTTGGCGATGAACCATCCCGCCAGCGCGCCAGCCATTCGGCCGATCGAAGCTCCGACCGCTTGCGCCGCGCGCGACGCGCGGCCCATCTCTTCGGTCATCGGCTTGATTTGCCGCGTGTACTCCTGCATCTGGCGTGTGACGCGATCGAGCGCCTGGACGTTGTCGCCGCCAGATAGCCGCTTCAATTCCTCCCTGAGTTTTGCGACGCCGGCCGACGCGTCATCGGTCAGCGTTACGACCAGCCGTAGTTCCTCGACTTCCGGCATCGCGGGCCTACTCTTCTATCTGCAGTGCTTCTGTCTTGTTCTCCGTCTGCTTTGCATGCTCCATTTGCGTCGGCTGCTCGATCTCGACCTTTTTGAACGGCGCGCCTTCCTTTTTGCGGCCGGTCTTCGTTTCCGCGACGTCGACTTTGATCTTGCCGTTTGCAGCTACTTTTGTCGTGGCGTCGGCATCGAGCGGACGGCGATCAAGCTGATCCTCGCGTTCCTTGAGCGATTGGCGCCAACGTTGATAACCCCTGACGTTCCCAGCACCCGACACTCTGCCCGGCTGAAAGAAGGACTCGCCGCCGAAGCCCTTCGTGAACACCATCTCATTATTACGCTTTCGCTTTTCGGCAAGCGCCTGCGATGCGTTGTCGGTTGCATAATCGCTGATGTTGCCGCCGGCTATAGTTCTATCCAGACTGTTTTCCAGAATGGCGCGCCGGTGCGGATCTTCGAGAAAACCCCGGCCCATATTGCCCTGGGCATAATAGCCACGTTCACCTACCCATTTCGCTTGCGCCGCGAGTGACGTGCCGCGCGATGATGCGCGGTTCATCATGCTTTCAAGGACCGCCTGCGTACCTTGCGCATTGGTGCCTTGTTCGTTGGCCGCAATCCGCAGGACTTTATCGCGCAGCGCCGGATTATCTTTTAGCTCTTGCGCAAAGCGCGCGCGATCCTCTTGCAGCGAGCGCACGGCGCCCGGAGCCGCGCGAACGCCTTCGCCGCCTTCGCCTTTGTTGTCTGACGGTGCCGCCGTAACCGCGGGTCCGAATCGTTCGCCACCGGGAAGCGTACCGCCGCTGATGCCGGGCAATGCCGCGAATGGCGCGCCGCCGCCGCCGCCGGGCACAGTGATCGGCGGTCCGGCCAAGTCTTGCGGAATGCCAGGAAGCCCGCCGCCACCGCCACGGCCGCGCAAGGTGATGTTGGGTCCGACCGCTGGCATGCCTTCGCCAGCGCGGAATGTGCCAGTGCCCGGAATCAGTGGCAGCCCAGCGAATGGCTCGGTCGGAGCGCCGCCGCCCGGCGCCGTGATATTGGGCCCGACCATGCCGCCAGGACGAAACGTGCCGGTGCCTGGGATCAAAGGCAGGCCAGCAAACGGAACGCCGCCGTCGCCGCTCGGCATGGTGATATTGGGCCCAACCATCCCGCCAGGACGAAACGTGCCAGTGCCTGGAATCAACGGCAGACCCTGAAACGGGGCGCTCGGTTGCGCTGTTCCTGGCGGCACCGTGATATTGGGCCCGCCACCAGGAAGCGCCCCGCCGCCGCCAATGCCGGGCAATCCCGCAAATGGTGCGCCGCCGCCTCCTCCTCCTCCTCCTCCTCCGCCACCGCCCCCGCCCCCGCCCCCGCCCATGCCGGGGATTGATGGCAGACCCTGGAATGGCACGGCTGGCGTTTGGCCCGCGCCCGGGCCGGTGCCCGGCCCGACGCCGCCGCCGCCGCCGCCGCCGCCGCCGCCGTCTCCTCCTCCGCCGCCGCCACCGCCGCCACCGCCGCCACCGCCGCCGCTGCCGGTGCCCATGGGCGCGCCTGCGCCTGCGCCTGCGCCCGTGCCGGCGCGCGCGCCGAAGCCGCCGCCGCCGAGGATCCCGACAGCGCGGCCGCCCGCGCCGGGCGCGCCGATCGCGTCATTCAGGCGTTTCAATTCAAAGACCAAGCGTTCCGTTTCCTTGGCCTGCTCTTCGAGCAGATCGTTGCCTTTGCGCCGCGTTGTCTCTTGTCGCCGGTCTTCGATGTTGGTCGACTGGCGCATGCGCCGCCACCATTCGCCGCCGGTAGCGCCCGGCATTCCGCCAGCGCCCGGCGTTCCGCCGCCGCCGCCGCCGCCGCCGGCGAAGAACTGCGGCATGTCCGTCCGCGCTGGCTGCCCCTGGCTGACGAGTTCGTCGACGGCGCTTTTCTGTTCCGGCTTCAGCGGCGACAGTTTACGGGTCACATAATCGGGCAGCGCACTTTCACCGGGGCCGGGGGTCTTCTTCGGTTCTGCTTCCTTCGGCTTTGCAGTGAACTCATTGACGAAGTCGATGATCGACTTGACATCCCTGACGACACCGCCGATGTCCCTGACCGTCTGCGCAATCTGATCGCCGACCCATTTACCCCACGTCTCGCCGTACCTCGTCAGCCAATCGTTGATCCTGATCATCACCGGAATCAGTTGTTCCTGCATTCCGGCAAAGAATTCCTTCGACGCCTGATTCGATTTTTCCCATTCGGCATTGAACTGCTTGGCCAGATTGATGCGCCGGTTGATCGACGCTTCTTCTTCCGCCGAGACCGAGCGAAGCTGCCCTTCGACATGACGCAAGACTTCGCCGCCGCCGAACTTTCCCGCGATCTCAGTGACCAGCGCCGCCGCCCTCGTGCGTGATCCCGTGCGCTGTAGCTCGGCTTCGAAAACGTTCTTCATCCCTTCGGTGAATTCGTTGATCGCGCCGGCCATGTCGCCCGCACTGGCGAAACCAGTCATGCGGGTAATCCACGCCTGCATCGCCGCTGGATCGCTTCTGGCCGACTGCATCAGTTCGTGCGCAAGCCGGCTGCCGGTGCGGCTTAATTCGGCTAAGGTTTCCGTAAAGCTTTCGATCGCCGGAACCGACTGCTGTGTCGAGATCCCCATCTGCGCCATTTGGTCGGCGAGGCCCTTGATCTGCCCCGCCGCCACACCGGAACGCGTAGACGCCGCGTTCAAGCGCAGCATTTCATCGGTGAAGTTTTTCAATCCCTGCAGCGTGAAATTGCTGACGATGCCAGCCGCCAGCGCGCCGATCGCCGTGCCGATGGAGCGACCGAGCGTCGTTGCCACTTGCGCCGCGCGCGACATCTCTTCGCGCATCGGCCGCATCTGCCGCGTATACTCCTCCATCTGTCTGCGGATGCGGTCCAGCGATTGAATGTTGCTGCCGCTTCCGAGTTGCGCCAATTCTCCGCGCAGCTTGGCAAGTCCGGCCGACGCGTTGTCGGTCAGATTAACGACGAGCCGCAGTTCCTGAAGTTCGGTTTCAGCCATAGCCGTCGTCTTCGTCGCGCAGTTGCTGCTCGCGCTCGCGAATCAATGCAAGCTCGATCGTGCGCTCCATATGAATGCGCACTTCGCTCATCGGCATTTCGAGAAAGACGTTCGGATTCTGATGATATTCGCGCGCCAAGCGATAACAATCGAGAACGTCGTTGTTCACCATGCCTCTGGATTGGGCAGAAAAAAACTGCGCAACCGATATGCGCACGAATTCCAATCGCGCGGATCCATGCGTTCAAGCAGCGGCGTCAGAATCCCGCACAAGGCTGTCATCATCAGAGTCATCTTGCGTTCGTCGATCAGGATCTCGCCGGCACCATCGATGCGCACCGGATTGCCGCAACGATTGATGTCGCCGCCGGTCGGCTCGCGAAAGACTAGCTCGCGAACCTCCTCGTTCTTGTTGTTGTAGATCGGCCGATGCATCAGTCTGACTGTGATCGGCCATTTCTCGACGAACGGTTCGGCCGCCGGCGTCGCCGGCTGCGGCGCGGGCTCCGCATCGATGACGTTGTCAACCCGCTCGTCAGTGACGAAGCCTTCTCGCAATTGCGGTTTGTTCATAGATCCTCCCGTGTTACAGCGTTATTTCTTCGCACCATATTCCTTCCCAACGGACCCTTGCCTGCCCGTCGCGGGTATTGGCTTCCAGCGCTGATTTACATGTTGCCGATGCCAGCGTGTATTGCTTGCCGTTGGCGAGTTGCGCAACGACGGTGACATCGGTCTGCGCCTCGATGTCTTCGAGATTGACTTCCGGCGTCAACGAGATGTCGCCCTCGATATAGGGCACCCTGGGCAGTTCCTGATAGCCGTGGACTCCATCTTGTCCGGCAATCATCGTCCGTTCGACCGATGACGGCGACACCGTGAAGTTGCCGCGCAGCGGCAATTGATCGCCGTCGATCATGAGATAAGCGATGCCAGCGAATCTTTGCGCCATGACACTAGCTCCGTTGATCTAAGAGAAGAAGAATGATTTTCAGCGCGGGAGAATGCCGGTCATGCCGACATTGGCGCCCGCAGTGATTTCCTGATCGATGCCGCGATCGTACTGCAGCCGGAATTGGGCGAGCACGGCAAAGATCCGCAGTTGGTTGATCAGGTCGGGCGGATAGAGAACGTTGACGCGATTTGGATCGTTGGGATCCCGCTCGACCAATAGGTGCTTCTTGAAGTTGCGCGTATCCTCGACGAGGCCGTTGAATTCGTCCTGCCGATATTGCGCGATCAGTTCGGCCTTGATGATGCCGGGCGTAACGATCGCCTGCCCGGGCCCGAAGCGTGTCCCGTCATTGGCCAGCTTATGCCGCGGGAATTTGGTCGTCACCGCATGTCGCTGATTGCGCAACAGGCGGGCCAGCGTCGCCAGCGTCGTGACCAGTTCATAGGCATCGTCCGGCATGCCGTAGAGATTGGTCTGGTAAGTCGTCTGCTCGCGCGCGAGCATCGGCTGGTTGTCGCTGCCCGCTTTCTGAATCGCCAGCCCGCTCATGGCCAGCGAATTCAGTTCGGTGAAGTTGAACCGCTTTTCCAGCGGCGCCAGCTTGATCTCGTTGAGCGACAGCGTCTGCAGCGGACGCGCTGGATCGTTGAGCAATGCGCGCTGCGCCTTGCCTGCATAGGACGCGGCCCATTCATAGACCGGCGACGGGCTGCCGGGCTCGACGGCGAGGATCGACATCACGCCGCTGTTGCGGGTCGGGCCGAACGTCATCAGGTTCGGATAGGTGTCGCGCTTGGCATTGAAGACATGGCCGAAGTGCTGACGCTTCCAGCCCCAACGACCATCGTCGCCGAATCCGTATTCCTCTTCCCAGGCAAACAGCGAATTGGAATCGGTATACGGCATGGCGACATATTCGAATTCCTGCTCGCCCATGTTCGATATCGCCGTATCGAAAACAGGCACGCCGGTGCCGCCGGTGAGAAAGCCAGTGGCGGGCACTGTGATGCCAAGACCGGGCGGCGTGATCTCGCCGCCAATCGTGCCGTAATAATTCAGGCTGACGCTGATGTCGTTGGCGCTGGCGCCTTTCCATACCGCCGTGAGCGTGACCGTGCCGGTGACCGCAGCAGCCGTTACGGGCAGGTTGACGTCATCGTTGATCGCAGCGGCGATTGCCGCGGCAATCTCGGTGATGGTATCGGTCGTCCCGACATTGACGGGCACGTGCTCGCCGCCGACGTAGAGATGAATCGTTCCCGCCTCAGCCGGCGCCGTCGTGATGGTGACCGTGCCGCTGGCGGCAACAGCGCCGGCCGGTTCGGCCACCGGCAAGCCCCACACTTCGCCCGCCGTGTTGTTGGCGAAGAATGCCTTGAACATGCGCGCCAGTTCGGAGCCCTGTCCGAACGAGGCATCGGCCTGCGTCTGCGAGCCGATGGCGATCGGTACGTCCTTCGTCGCTATGCCCGGCGCAATCATCGTGCCGACCAGCAGCGCCGGTTGCTTGAGCACGGGAAGGCCCGCCTGCGATGGATCGACCTCGACCCAGTACAATGGAACTTTGATGTTGGCGGGTATCTGCGAGAAACTTATTGGCATGGACTTAGCTCCTCTTTGCTTGCGTCGCCCTGCGCGCTAAGCGGCCGGGGTTTCGTGCCGTCGACTGCGATGCTCGCCGCGCTGTCGCTTGGCTGCATCTTCCTCGGATTCGGCTTTGATCGAACCATCGGCGAGCCGCCGTTTGGTGAAAGCGTCAAGCGGCCATTCGACCGAGCCGCCATCGTCGGGGAACTTGCGCGCGCTCGGATGTCTGAGCACTTGCGCAAGTTCGGGCGATGCCGCGGTCACGCGCACGCGCGGGATCTGCGGTATCGTCGCGCGGATCCGCGCTTGGCGCGCCTCGATTTGCTGTTGGCGCAGACTCTTCTCTTCTTCATCAGCCATGTCTCTAATCCTCCTGTTTGGTAGCTGGCGTAAAGTTGTACTCGACGACAACCTGCTGAACGGATGCAGTGTCGCCGCCGACCGGGAAGGCAGTTTCCAGGTGAATAAGCAGGAGATCATCGGTGATGTCCGGCGGCCAATTGCTGCGATAGGTGAACGTGACGTCATATTGCAGTTCGGCCAGCGGCGTCTCATTGGCGGCGCCGGTGGCGCCCCATTTGTGTCGGCGCACGCCGCGCGAGATGCCTTCGACGCGCGTATTGTCCGGATTGCGCTGGCCGGCAAGGTGCGGATTTGTCGTGTCGAGCATGTTCATGATGTACTGATCACGCCATAAGACATTCATGATGGTCCAGAAGATCTCGTCGAGCTTCTGTTCCGATCCCGGCGGGTCGTTGTTCTTGATGATCGCCTGGATGCCGAGTCGACAGGCATGGATGAAGCGGACTTCGCCGGCATTGGCGTCGCCGTCCGGCGTCATGGTCTCGTCGAGAATGTAGACGCCGAGAATCGGGATGGTATCGGTCTGGCCGGGCAATTGCGGCGTGCGGCGAATGGTGAACGTCGAGAAGTAGGGCCAGCGCTCCAGCGCCGCGATGAAGACTTCGCGCATGACCCAGGAAAAACTTTGGGTCGCCGTGATGCCTTCAGGCGGCAATGTTCTGACCGCTGCATCCATCATGGCGCCGCCGTTACGATCAGCCGCAAGGTCAAGGTCGACTCGCCACCGCCATCGCTGTTGACGTCGACGACTTCGAACTCGCCGAGTGGCGGCAACCCGGATGCCGGATCGACCGGAATGGTGATGCGATCAAACTGGCGCGGCAGCACGGCGAACTCGACTTCCATGATGTCGAGAATGGTCTGCTGATCGGAGATGATCATTCCGCCTTCGGCCGGGATGTCGATCGGACCCGAACTATAGATGCCGCGCGCGCTGTACGCCGGCTGCCCCGGCTGCGAGGCAAGCGGCGTGACGGTCACCGGGCGCGACCAGAATTCGTAATTCGGCGACAGCACCAACTTGGAAAAGTCGACTGCCATGACACGTTCACCCCCAGCGGATCAGCCGCTGCATCAGTTCGTCCATGCGCGTGCATAGTTTTTCAAACAGGCTAGGCCGTAGGATCGGCCGGTTCGATCCGGCGCGCTGGCGCCCGGCGCTCTTGATGACCATGCGGCGCTTGCGCGGCGCCTGCCGTTCGCGCTGCTTGTAGTAGCGCGCGCTCGCGCGCGAGCGCGGATAGACCGAGGTTGCCACCGTCATCGGATCGACGACATCGACCTTGGGATAGGACCGGCGCATATCGTCGCGTTGCCACGTGACGAATTCTTCCGCCATCGGCGCGGGAAAGTCGCTGATCGTGGTCAGCATATCGCCCACGATCTCGGCGCACTTGTCGGCGCCCTCGACCTTGACCGTATAGAACAGCATCTAAACTTCCCAGCGCGTATAGTGCACAAGCAACCGGTCGACCGCGTTGGCCGTGCGCGAGCCACCGCCGCCGGTTCCGCCGCCGCCGGTGGCGATCTTGGTCGTGTCGTAGAACTGCACCCGTTTTTCCTTGTGGCTGATCGAGCGGATGCCCGACGCGGCAATGTCGAAGATCCCCGCCATCTTCGACTCGCGCACCAGCATGCCGCACGCCTGCTTGAGCGGAAGCGGGCAATCATCGGGCAGGTCGTAGCCGCCCCAATAGGTGATGACGACATCTTCGGCCCAACCGCCGAACCGCGTAACCTTGCCGCTTCCTTCTTCGAGTTCGTAATCACCGGGCGCCAACAGCGCGCCGCCGTCCTCGACGCTTTCAATGTCGGCTTCCTCAACTGGCCAATGCGAGAGGAAGACCCGGCGATCGCCGATATCGCGCCATGTTTCGCGCACTTCTTCGCGCGCGAAGATGCGGTTGCACAGGCGCATGATCGTCGCTGAGTTCTGATCGATCCACATGTCAAGCTGCGCGTCGAGATCGGGATCACTAGTCGTGATTCCGAGCATGACCTTGACTTCGGCGAGCGACACGAACGCAATTTCCGTCGCCGGTGTCAGGATTTTGATGACGCGATCAGCCATTGTTCTTGGTCTCGATGAAGAACTGTTCGAACAGGCCGCGCACGTTGACGGCGATCTGCTCGCCGTCGCTGAGCACGAACCGAAGTTCATAGTTGGCACGATCGAGTCGGCAATCGATCAGGCCGATTCCTTGCTCGCCCTGCGCGCCCTTTTCGCCGCGTGCGCCCTGCTCGCCCTGC